TTTTTTTTTTTTTTTTTTGTTTTTTCTTTTTTTTTTTTTTTTCTTTTTCAACTCGAATTGCTTTTACAGGGTCCTCAATTTTTAGAATTTTCATTTTTAAATCTATAATATTTTGATTAATTTCAAGCCAAACTTGTTTTTGAGTTTTTGGTTTTGGGGGGTTTGGTGGTTGTATTTTTTCTAATCCCTCTAATTTATTTTTATAATTACATAACATAAATTCTTCTCCTGCTAATACATAATTAGTCTTCTCATCTCCTTCTTTTAGAATTTTTTTTATACGTCCCATTTTATCCCAATCTATCCAGTTATAATTATCAAAAGATAAAATTAAATTCAATTTATGATTTTTCTGTAAATGACAATAAATATATTTTTGTAATTTATCTAATAAAATATATTTTGCATGAATATCATGCCTTAATGATTCGGCATTTATATTATCTTCACAAGATTCCGAATTAAAAAAATAAGTTTCATTAACCGTTTCTACTGCTTCCCCCCCATCTTCTTCATTTGAAACAACTTCAGTTGCGTCGGCACCTCCTTCATTTGCGGCGGCACCTCCTTCATTTGCGGCGGCACCTCCTTCATTTGAAACAACTTCGGTTTCTTCTACACTAAATTTTGTTTTTAATAATTCTATTGCTTGTTTGTTTTCAGATTCCAATTGTATTAGAGTCGATATTAAAAATATTAAAATATCGTCATATCCACCACTACCTGTGCCTGATTTCATATATCCAACCATCTCATTTGGTTTCCCATTTACATAAGTTTCAAGACTACTGGAAACGTCATGTGCAACGAATAATATAAAAATTTGGTCATCTATTATTTTTATTGTGTCATATAATTTATCTATATATTCTCTATTCGAATATTTTCCACGCTTTACACCTAAGACATTTTCGCAATCTATTATTAATATTTTATCATATTTTAAAAAATTAGTTAAAATATATTTTAAATCTCTGTTTATCTTTGGTTTAACTAAATGATTATAAGTTTCTTGTATTTTTACTTCTGGTTCACCGGTATATTTAAATTTTATATTTATATTTAAATCAGATAAAAAAGTATTTGATTTTGTAATTAAACTTCGAACAGTTGATGAACCACCTTTTAATTTTTTTCTAGAATAATATTTTTTATTTCTAATTATTTTTTTCTTTGTATATTTCATTTATAATATACAAAGAAAAAAATAATTATAGATAAATTATTAATTTAAAAAACAATTTCTTTAGGATATTCCTTTTCAGGTCTATTATATAAATTATATACAATATAGGATATAGTTATAATTGATATTATACTTAAACTTTTTTTTATACTAATCATTTATTTATCTTTAATAATCAATTTTTAAATAATTATATCTGATATATCATACTTATCAGTATTGGTATTTTTTACATTTTTAATATATTTATCGTGTAAATATAAAGAGCATAAAAGTGTTGAATTTATAGTAAATAATGTTCCTATTTGGAAAATCAAATTGCCTTTAGTTATCATTTTATAATGATATAAAAATATCTTTATATCATTATAAAATATATAAAATTTTAATTAAGCGTCAGTTAGATTGGGTCCATGGATTTTTATATCCATTTCTTCCGCTATATTCTCTTCAAGTAAATCATTAAAAACTTTCCCTCTATGATCTCCAGATAAAGTTGCGATTATTTTTCCTCCGTCTTTTTTAACAGACGCAGAACACCCATTTTGTTCTCCATTTTTTACATAATTTTTTAGCAGTTTCTTTATCTAAACCTTCTATAAAAGTCCATACTTTTTTACCATTTCTCTTCTTATATCTTAAATGTATTTGATTATTTAATTCTCTTTGGTCTGCTTCTTCAAATGGATTTACTGTCGCAGCGTGTCCAAATATTATATTATCATTTATATCTTTATCATTTATATCTTTATCATTTATATCTTTATCATTTATATCTTTATCATTTATATCTTTATCATTTATATCTTTATCATTTATATCTTTATCATTTTTGTTCATATAAATAAAAATATTTTAATTTTAAAAATTAAACATATAGTGTTTAGAAAATATTTTTTATTCCAAAATATTAATTCTTCTTTTTCATTAATCATTTATAATAAAATATTATTATGTTCTGTTGTTTCTATTCTTTCTGTAAAAAAACTATTTGAAAAATAAATATCTAAATAGTCCCCTGTATCTCCTTCTTGAGATAATTGAGGTTCTCCTCCTGTTAAATTAAAGAAGTCATTTTCATTACCTATATTGAATATTTTTTTTAATTCATTTTGTGAAAATGCTTCTATATTATTTATAGAAAATGAAGGCGTATCATAAAATGGTTGCTCAAATTTTTTATAATCTACATAAGCAATTCCTAATTCGCAATTACCTTCTAATTTTTTAATTAACCACGATTCTTTATTTATACTTTTACCTAATATAGTTTTTGTTATCCCTACGATAGTCCTTTCCTTGAAAATTCTTTCTATAATAATATTATTAGTAGGATTAAATCTTTTTTGAATGGCGAGTGTATATTTTTCTCCTCTGCTCATTTTCATAATTGATATTTTTGTATAAATATGCTCTTCATTTTTTATTGTATAATTTGTTTCTGTTTTTGTTCTAAACATATATTTAAATGTTAGGAATGACATAAATTTCAATTTTTTTTAATAACTAATATACTAAATATAAATATATATTAAATATATATATTATATAAATATGAAACCACATATAATAAAAATTCCTTTTCCTAAAGAATTAATAGTTATTAAAAATAATGAACACTATTTTGATGTTTCAGATACTAAAAAATTTAAAACGTATGTTTATTATATTAATAATAAAATAGGAACGCTAATTAAGAAATATAATTTAATGCCTCATAAACATTTTCTACATGCTGGTAATAGGTTATTATTTTCTAAAAACAAAACAATGGACCAAACTTGGTTTGAACCAATTAGTGGTACGCCATGTTATGCTTCTTGGTATACGATACGTCCATTATTACCAAATATAAAAGCCCCTGCGTTTTTTGATTATAAAGACAATATTATAAATTTAGAGAGATCTCCTAATATTATTAGTTATATTAATATTGTTGAATTAACTAATAATAAATTATTAATAAAATCTACTGATTTTCAGTCATTTTTTGATAAAAATGTAAATACTAAAAAATTAATTAAAAAAAAAGTTCTTACTAGAAAAAATTATTTAAGAAAAATAGGTAATTGTGGTTTTGAATCATTTGAAATTAATACTACGGATGCTGTAATAATGTCTAAAAAAGCAATAATTAAAAGTAAACCAAAAACAAAAATATTAATTATAATAGATAATCCTTATAGTATTATTGATAAAATTGTAGATAATGAATATATATATCGCGACTTTAACTTAATAAGTAATATGTTTGATATAAATATATTTAATAGTTTATATATCATAAAATATTTTACACAGAAATATAATAAATATTTACATAATTTAACTATATATAAATATCCTTCTAACCCTAATAAAAATAATTTATTAGAATTTTGTAAATCATTTTTACAGAATATTATAGAAAAAATTATTAATAAACCATATTTATTAGATTATAATGATAAAATTGAATATAAAAATACTACAGTTTATAGACCAAATCATGGAACTGTTAATATTTTAAGACAAGGTTTATTTTCCTTAAAAATACTTCAATTATTTAAAAAAAGAAACCCTAAATTATTCAATCAAATATTTAATTCCAAAGAAAGATTAATTTGTCTAATTTTAGCTTGTTTTTTTAAATCACTAACTAGAATTGGGGAAGGAATATTTGAAGGTAAAATTGATAAATATATAAATGAAAAAATCCTAAAAAAAATGTTTCCGGGATTACCTATTCAATTTTATAAAGATGCTACTATTTCAGGACATGGTATTTTTAGTAGCATTTTATATAAATCTATATTTGATAATATAGGTATTAAATCATCACAATATCAAGATATTAATTATTTAATAATGTATTATTTACATTTAACAGAAGACGGTGATAATAAAATATTTAAAATTAAAAATTTTAATTTTGATAACTCTCAAAATAAATATATTGAACCAATTGTAATAAGATCACTTATTTCCGTAGGACATTATCTTGACCATTGTAGAGGTTCTTATAGTGGAATATTATATGAGCCATTTGTAAGATTATTAAATAATACAATACTACTAACTCTCGAAGATAAAAAATATATTATGAATTTTGTAAAAGAAATTCTAATTAAAACTCAATTTAAAAATAAAATAATAAAAAATGAAGTTTGTACTATAGAAGATGAAACCCTATTAACTGAAACTAACAATCCATCAAAAAAATGCTGCGATAGATTAAATAAACATTTAAGTAGAAATACAAGATATACTAACAAGAAATTTTTTAAATTATCTAATAATTTCTCCCAATTATACAAAACTTTAGACATTGAAAATCAAATAAAAAAATTATTATAAATAACTTTTTAGAAAAAAGTTAGGTCAAAAAATAAAAAAATAACTTTTTAGAAAAAAGTTAGGTCAAAAAATAAAAAAATAACTTTTTAGAAAAAAGTTTGTTTAAAGTAAAGATAAAGAAGTCTTCATTTCAAGTCCCTTTCCATCCGCACCAGTCATTCTATCAGTTTCTTTTCCTCCCTTAAAGAAAATAAATGTTGGCATTGATTTAACACCACATTCTTCCGTTAAATCTTCATATTCGTCAACATCTACTTTAACAAATACAATATTTTCATTTTTCGCCAATTCCTCAACTTTAGGGAAAATCATTTTACATGGACCACACCAAGACGCTGTAAAATATAAACAGGTTGCCTTAGTTGGATTATTAGAAACTTGTTCAAGTGTTAATTCTTTATCGAGTACAATAAGCATATTATAATATATCCATTATTTTTTAAATAAAAATAAAATTATTTTCTTTTATATATTATAAATGAAATATACTAAAAAACAAGAAAATTAGCTCAAAATGCAATGGAAGAATTCAAAAAGGCGCCTTTAAAATATAAACAAAAATTAACTAATACTATTCAAGAAAATATTTATGTATAATTATATAACTTAGTTGTAAAAATAATAAAGAAAAACAGTTTTAAGCAAATAATTTCATAATTTGTTTCTTATAAACAGAAAATAATATTATAATAAATACCAAAAATAAAAATAAAATTATCTTATTGGTTACTGTTGTATTATATAAATCCCTAAATGTTTTATTTATATTACTTTCTACTTCTACATTATCTAATTCTACTTTTGGTTCTGGTAAACTAACACTTGGAGTATTATTTACATTTTCAATTGTTGTATTATTTACATTTTCAATTGTTGTATTATTTACATTTTCACTTGGTATATTATTTATTGTATTATTCAAAATACCACTTTCTTCTAATTCCTTTATTTTTTCTTCAATAGCAGTAACTTTATCATTGCTTAATTCTGACATATTAATACTGTCATAATTTTCAGGTTTATCGGTAGTCATAACAATAATATTTTTATTAATTTTAGGTTCATTATTTAATGAGTTAATTTGTTCAGCAATAGGAGAATTTGCTCCATTTACATTTTGTCCTAAAAGGTTTTCTGGAGGAATTTCAGCTAAATCTTGTAAGAAAGGTCTATCAAGATCTGTTTTTTCTATATTATACATTCCATCTAAAGAAGGTTTAGTTTTCGCAATATCATCTAAAATTTCATATTGGAATTCACTAAAATGAATATTTTTGTCACTATAACAATTAAGTTGATTATTCATATTATTATATTAGACAAAGAAACTTTTTTTATATTTTAAATTAATTTTTTTTTAGTAATTGTTTTTCCATTTTTAATTGAAAATTCCCTAAAATATTTTCTCTTATTAACACTACTTATATATTCATTAATATCTTTAATATTACCTATTGTTTTATTTATTTTATTAGCAATTATTTGACTGCTTTTTGGGTTTTTTTTTAATGATAATCTATTTTCTTTATATATTTTTACTAATTTATTTGCGTCTCTATGTAATTTATTTATTAATTTACTTATTCCCAAAGTTGTTGAACTAGCCATTTCAGGTTGCGGAGTTAGAGATAATAGATTAATAGACATTTGATTATCATTTTCTATATTATTATTATTCAAAAAATCTTTTTTTTTTGATTTAGGTTTGTTTTTTTTTACCATATTTATAATATTTAGTTAGATATTAAAATTATATTTTTTAGATTTATTATTATTAGGTAAATTGAAAATCCTCCAAATTATACCTAATAATAATATTCTATCTAGTTATAATAAATATGGACTTATTATAATTATATATTCTTTACTTTTCGTAGTTCATTTATAATATTAATTTAGTAAATAATTAAAAATTGATTTAAATTATTAATACATTTTTAAATAAAATGAATATTTCTTTAATTGTCGCAACAGATAAAAACTTAGGCATAGGCAAAGAAAACAAAATTCCTTGGAATTTGAAATCCGAACTTAAATATTTTAGTGAAAAAACACAATCTTCGAATATCGATTCTACAAATGTTGTTATTATGGGTAGAAATACTTGGGAATCAATTCCCCAAAAATATAGACCTTTACCAAATCGCATTAATATTGTTCTTACTTCTAAACATATTGATTTAGTAGAAAATTCCGACACATATTATAGTAGTTCTATAGATAATGCCGTACATCTCATTAATTCTTTATCTGTAAATATAGCAAAAGTCTTTGTAATTGGGGGTCAACGAGTTTATACGGAAGTATTGCTAGGAAACAATGATAATTTTAAATTAGAATATATTTACCAAACTGAAATTTACGATGATTTCGAATGTAATACTTTTCTAATGGATAAAAAAGAATATAAATCAGTATTACGGAATTATACTGTAGTTCAATGTAGTAAATTTAAAAAGGAAAAATGTCTTGTATCAAATAAAGACTTATATTTCCGTTATTTTGTTTATAAAAGAAATATTAGTTCAATGGATACAAATCCGGATTTTATAGTTTACCATTCTTTATCATACGTCCCATTTAAAAATAATGAGGAATACCAATATCTTAATCTTCTAAAGAAGATTTCGACAGAAGGTATTAAAAGAGAGGATAGAACCGGAACCGGAACAATTTCAATTTTCGGCGAAACCCAGGAATTCGACCTAAGAGATACATTTCCTATTCTAACAACTAAACGAGTATTTTTGAGAGGAATTTTCGAAGAATTAATGTTATACATAAGAGGACAAACTGATAACAAAATTTTAAATCAAAAAGGAATTAACATTTGGGACGGAAATACCAATAGGGAATTCTTAGATAAACGAGGTTTAAATCATTATGAAGAAGGTGATATGGGGGAAACTTATGGTTTCAATTTCCGTCATTTTGGTGGAGAATATTTAGGATGTTCGAAAGATTATAACAAAGGCTTTGATGGTTTTGACCAAGTTGCGAATGTTATTCATTTAATAAAAAATGACCCTACATCTAGAAGAATTATTATAACATTATGGAACCCTCGTACTAATCATAAGGCCGCTTTACCTAGCTGTTTATGCTGGTATCAGTTTTATGTAAACACAGAGAAAAAAGAATTAAATGCTCAAATTTATTTAAGGAGTTCAGACTTCTTCTTAGCTAATAACTGGAATGTCTGTACAGGAGCTATATTAGTCCATTTACTATGTAATATTAAAGGAATAGATTTAACTCCGGGAACACTAAAGGTTATAACAGGTGATACACACTTATACCTTAATCATTTGGAACAAGTGAAAATTAACTTATCCAGAATACCAAGACCATATCCTAAATTACTTATTAAAAAAAGAAAAGAAAATATTGAAGATTTCCAATTTGAAGATTTGGAATTATTAGGGTATAATCCATATCCGGGAATTAAAGCAGAAATGTCGGCTTGAGCGAAGCGAAAGACGGTTTGAAACTTTGACGAAATTGAAGATTTCTAATATAATGAAGTAAGCAAAAGAAAAAAGTAAGCAAATCAATACGAAAAGTTTTATGTTATTTATTTCTAATTCTACCATTTCATAGTTTCCTTGATATGATTCAAGAACTTAGTGTTGTTCTTTCTTAGACCTTCACCTTTTTCATTCTCCAGAAACTTATCTTTAAATGTATCACCGTAATAGTTTTTCAATTCTAAATCTGGATTTGCTTGAATTAGTATATCGAATATTTCAATTCCCATATCTTCAGTGATTTTACTAAAACCACCGTATATATATTCTTTACTTAGTTTAGAATTTGACTCCCCAACAATATATAGGAGTGTCGTAAGTCCCGATGAATGCCACGTGTTATAATTACTAGTATCATTGACCCACTTGTTAAGTTCTTCATTGTTTTCAGGTTTCTTAATATTTTCCAGAAAAGTATCTGGCTGTTTTTCTAAAATCTCAGATGAAATCATTTTATATTTATCACTTTAATTATTTTATTATATTCAATTTTATATATATTTATACATTTAACAATTTATATACATTTAACAATTTATATACATTTAACAATTTATACATTTATTTTAATTTCCTCATTAGATAAAGAGCAACCATTTATATATTTTAAATTATCCCCATCCAATGATAAATCAGAAGGTCTCATAATCGACCAATCCGTTTTTGAATCTATAATACCACATTCAACGTATATATAACCAACTAATGCACTACACCAAAATCTATCTATTTTTTGTGGTTTTTTATCCTTCCTAAATAACGCATTTATCCAATCTAGGGGAACTATATCATACGGTTTTTTATAAACTACCTCGTGAATGCTTTTTAATTGTTCTGGCGTAAAATGCGTATCGTCGCATTTGACTGTCCTTAAAATTGCTTTGGCTTCGGCAAAATTATCCAATATTTCTTGTAAGGGCGTAAGTTGAACTCCTAATTTAATAGAACCGTCTTGGGGGTCTGGTTTTCCTTCTAATCCAGATTCCCAAACATATAATCCTTTTAAATTTGGATTTATATATGTCGGGTCTTTCAATACCATAGCAACGTGAGAATAATTACTATGGGTAGCATATTCAATCATAGATGAAAAATATTTTAAACAACCTGTTTTATGACCAGTAAAAAAAATTAAATCTCCTGTTTTTAAATTATCCATTTTATTTTTATAATATAATTCTTTTAAATTATAATTTTTTAATGCTAATTTATTTTCTTTATTACGATGATTTATTTTATTTTAATACTATTACTTTGGTAAAGTATGCCCAGAAGAAAATACCTACAAAGCATTTAGAGAATAAATCTAAAATATTATATGTAACATTCTTCTTTTTCTCTTCTAACCAATAAGCAATACCGTATCCTGCCCAAAATACTAAGAACGCAAGAAATAATATATTATTATCGAATGAATTAAATCCTCTTATGTAATTATGGAAAATAAAATAAAACATCGCAATAAAGAAAATAAATCCTATAATATTCCCCTTTGTTTTATCCATTAAACCAGTTTCACCCATAAATCCAAAAGCTAACATACCATAATTAAGTACCAATATTATTAAGAAACTTGAAAATACAACACTCTTCTTATTATTATATCCAAAAGCAAGTAATAATACTAATAACATAATAGGTGTAGTTATTGCCCAGTCTACATATCTATTTACATTAATATCCTTATAATTAATTTCTGCTTCATTAATTTTCTTCATAAACATACTATAGAAGAAAGCAGCAACAACCGAAATACATGTTTCTAAATTTAAAATATGTCTAATTTTCGGGTCTTTATTTCTTATTGCCTCAATAAAAGTAATTGTCGCAGTAGTCATTAAGAAAGCATAAGTAATATAAAATGTAAATTTAACAACCTTATCACCTATACGTGATTTATGATTATTAATAATTTGATTAGTATTATTTAGATTATTTGTATTATATATATTATTTGTATTTAAATTAGCCAAATTCATGTTTAATTGGTCCATTTTTTATAATATATTAACATAAAATAATTTTTAAAAATGTTTGCTAATTATGATTTTAATTTATTCCCAAAAGTAATTATAAATTTTTCTGAAAATATAGAAAATAATGAAGATTTTGACGCCTTTCTAAACCAATGGATACAATTATACGACCAAAAAAAAGATTTCTCATTTATATTCAATACCACACAAGTAGGATTTCCACCTATTAAATATTGCTATAAAATGTCTCGGTTTATAAGAAAATTACACCAAAGAGATTACCATTATTTAAAAAAAAGTGTAATAATGGTAAAAAATAAAAATGTTATGAGATTATTAAATATAATTTTTTTTATACAACCACCAGTTGCCCCCGTTTATCTAACTGATTCAAGTTTTGAAGATATCCTAAATGATAAAATAAATATACTTAAATATATTGAACCTAAGAAACCATTTTTACCTTTCTTTTAATGACGACAACAAACGGCACATACTAAACACCATAGAACTAATAAAATTAAAACACACATTGTAGAGAAAAAAGCAATACAATATTTATTATCAAAACAAGTATCGAATAGTTCTTTATTGCTATTTGTATTGTTTCCATCTGGAAATATAAATCCACTACCTTCAACTACCGATTCACCATATTCAATGTCGTCAACAATATTATTTTCATTAAAAATAGTAAATCTATTGGATTCAAAGGTTCCAGTTAATCTTAAACAACAACCTCGGCGATTTCTTCTACCACCAACACACGACCTTCTATGTCTTCCTCCTACACATGAAGTTAAAATATCATTATCGTTTTCTAAGTTTTCAATATAATATTTAATTACAATATAATATTCTTTTTCTTGTAAATTTCCCAAATTTTTCAAATTTATGTAATATTCTAAATCGTTTATATATTCTACTATTGGATATTCTTCTTTTCCATCTGTTAAAATTAAAGTGAAATTTTTTTGAATATTGGTATTCCAACTAATATGTAAGGTTTCGTTAATATATAAATCTTCTATTGGATGAATAGTCATACCATAGAAATTAAACATTCTATTCAATATAATATTATTGGAATTAGTATCACTTAAAGTAATTCGGCTTTCGTAATTCAAATGTTCGCTTAATTCAGAGGGAACAACCCAGTCATATTTCCCTAATTTCCCGTCTAAAATTACAGATAGGAAACTATTATCCCGCTTATCGTGTGAAACCCAAGTATCATTTATTAAAATTTCTAATTCTAAATTTACTTGGTCTGCTTGGGTTTCTAATTCATAAACATTTCCTGCTTCTAATTTAGTATCTGCGTATGTATATGTATTTGTCAAAGATAGCAATAAAAATAATAATTTGAACATTTTATATTTGATTAGTCGTTTATTTTTAAATAAATATTAATTTATATAGAATTAATTTTTGGATATAATTATTTTCTTTGTATTAATTATATAATGAGTAATGGAGAATATGGCCTCGGTGTCTCTGACTTCGGTGACGAGGGCTCTTACTCTGAATCTAAAATTGTAGAAGAACAATATAAAGTTTATTTATGTAGAAATGGCATTTATAATAAGGAAAACAACGAAATCGTTTTTCAATTAAATGATTATGCAGTATTAAATGAAGATTTTAAACCAGAACAAACTCAGTTAGAAAACAATAAAGAAAAAAAATATCGTCAAGCCTTAGTAAAAAGGAAGATAACCGATAATTTAGAGATATTATCTAATATGTGGAAAACACGATTTGTAAGCAAATGTAAAAAGAAATAATAAAAGAAAAGTTAGACACGGAAAGACAATTATCAGATCAAGAAATACAATTTTTAAATGATTCATCCAAAATATGTGGGTTTTTTAAATTAAAAAAAAAAGATTGGGACAAAAAAAATAAATTTAAAAGATTAATAGTTCCATTTACTGTAGAAAATACCAATACAATGGTATTATTAAATAATGAGTGTTATAATATTACGGAAGGAATAGAATTTACAAATTGTAAACAAACAAAAAAAATATTATCTAATTGGTTTAAAATGGATGGTACCGATAGTGGAATGGTGGACGCACACGGAAACAGTTATGGATGGCACACTAACGAATACACCAGTCCTATTCATTTAAATTTTCCGAGTACGTATGCACATCAGGAAACGTATGGTAATCTCCGCAGCACAAGTACTGTAGGAGGAAGTAGAAAAAGACGAAGAAATAAAATCAAATCAAATAAAAAAAAATCCCTTCCAAAAAAGAACAGAATTTCCAAAAAAAAAAATAGTAAAAACTTAAGAAGAAGAATAAGAGTTAATGGTAAAAAATCCCAAAGAAGAATTTAATCACTTTATATTTTTTAATAATCATTTTATATTTTTATAATCATTTATATTATCCCCAATAAATATTATTATAATATTTATCCTAATAATATATTATCTCAATTAATATTATATAATGTCTTGTTCCAGTTGTAAAAATAATAATAATAATAATAATAAAAAATTTAGTAAAAAGCAAAGAAACCCTCATTTTAATGCCTCATATAAAACAATATTTCCGAATGACGTAATCCCAGATTTATCTAAAATAAAAGTTTTCTATCCAAAAGATTCATTACAAGAAACCGTTTTAAATTTAGGTAAAGAAAACGCAAATCGTTATGTATTATATTATTGTTCAAGTAAAAAAAGTTTAGTAGAATATAATACTGTTAAAATGGAAAAAAACGCATACGGAAAATTACAAAATCACGGCATATCTAAAACCGACAAAGAAGGAAAAGCAACTATAAAATTTAGGTGTCCGCAAATCTATAAAGAAGGCGGCAAAGCAGTTCTCCCTCATATTCATTACATTTTAACAGAAAAAGGTAATAAAAAATGGATACATAAATTAGAAATCGAACAAGTCGTATGCGATATAACTCACCAAGAATTAAAAGATATGATTAAAAATAAATGTGCCCTTATCTTAAATGCCTTACCTATAGAATACTATATTAAAGACCATATTCCTATGTCTATACCACTACCACACGATTTAGTTTTAGATAAATTAAATGAAAAAGAAGTTAAAAAATATATTAGCGAAATGCTCCCACACGCTTCTGTTATATATAAATCAGTAAAAAAAGGTAAAATGAATTTATTAAATATACCTATCATTTCTTATTGCTATAGTCCAACTTGTGATGCGGATAATGATTTACAAAGGAAATTAATAAAAATAGGTTTTAAAAATGTCAAAACTTATAGTTTAGGTATTCAGGGATATAGGAAATTGGAAGGGAAATAATTAATTTTATATTTTATATTTTTTTTATTTTATATTTTTTTTATTTTTTATATACATTTATACTATATGATATATAAAACAAAAAAAGTTTTAGACGCTATATATACTTTTATGAATAATTCGAAGGATAGATTAAAAAAACACGGTCAATTTTTCTCATTAGGTTCATTTATGCATTATGAAAATAAATATGTAACTGACATTGATTTACAATTAAAAATTAAAAATGATAATATTGTTGACATTTTCTATGATATATTAGATTATTTAGACGAATATGATAGTGATAAGTTAATATTCGACGATATTAAATTAGACGATGTTAGTGAAGATTTTTTAAAAGAACATAATATTTTTTTTAGAGAAGATCATGAAATATCCAAAAAGGAAAATTATACAAGGTGGCATATGGAAGATTTATTAATAGGTGTTAAAATAGATCATAATAATAATTTTTTCTATTTTGAAGATATATTAGAAGAAGTTATAAATCAAAATAATGATAAAGTAGTAATTAATTTCTTTTATAAACTTGATAAAAAAACATATATTCCTTTTAGTATAGCAGTATATAATAAATTATATAATTTACATATTAGAACAGATTTAGTAGGAGAAATCGCGAAATTACTTAATAAAGAAGATTATATTAAAGCTTATAAACGCGTTAATTCTTCCGCACATGTTATAATGAAAAATTTTAATTTATCTGATATTGATAGTAATAATTTAATGAAAATTTGTAATGAATATAAAGAACGTATTTTACCACTAAATCTTTTATCATCTATAAAAACACAACTAGAATTAGTAGGAGAAATTAATAATTATGAAGTTAATATTACAACACTATTAAATAATTTATTTAAGATTATTAGTAATAAAAAATTCTCTAAAATTAAAAAGGAAGTTTACGCTTTAAAAAAAAGTAATAAAAATTATTATGAAAAAATAGAAGAATCAAAAATATTAATTAAAAAAGTATATGAAATAATAAATAATGAATATAAAAATAAAGTGAAAAAAGATTTAGTTATTTTTAACAAAATACTTGAAAAAGTAGAGAAAAAAGAGAAAAAAAAAACTAAAAAGAAACTTTTATTTAATAATGCGGGAACCAAAAAAAAATAAATGAAATTTTTTAAATAAATAAATAAAATTAATATTTATTTTATCTATTGTTTTCATCATTTTCATCATTTTCTTCTTTGGCCTCGCTGGCCTCGCTGTCCTCGCTGTCCTCGCTGTCCTCGCTGTCCTCGCTGTCCTCGCTGTCCTCGCTGCCCTCGCTGTCTATGATTAGTATTTTTTTGTGTTTGATTATATCTTTGTTGTCTTCTAGGATTTATTTTATGAGGACTTTTATTTTTTTTTCTATAATTTATATTTTTTAGAGATACTTTAGGTCTTTTTAGTGTTTGATTATTTGATATACTATGAGCATTATTTTTTTTAACTAGTTTTTTCATTCCGGAAGGCCTTAATGTGCTTCTATTTCTTCTATTTAAACCACCCGTGTTTTTTTCCATTTGTCTTCTTATTGCTTCATCGTAAGCAAATTGATCCATAATCCCCACAGGTCCTGTTGGTTTAATTGGAAGTTGTGCTAGCGTAGCTTCTTGTCCAAGGTAAGCCCTTGTATTTTTAGCAGTTGCCGCAATCGCGGCTGCGGTTAATAATTTTTTTGCCATATATATATTATAATACTATAAAAAAATGATATAAAGACAATTAATTAAATTTAAATTAATTATAAAAATGATTTATACACTAACATTAATTTTTTCCCTATTAGGTTTAATAAACGCAAATAATTCTGGTGATATTTCTGGTTCATCGGAGTCATTCGAAAATATTTATAATAATTATAATATTGATTTATCAAGTGGATTATCTGGTGATTTATCCAGTGGATCAGGTAATTATTCTGGCGATTCTATTTTAGAAGATAAAAATACACATTATTATATATATATTATTGTCGTTGGAGTAATATTTTTAGTTCTTATAGTTTTAATGGTTTGTAAATTTACAGACCAGAGAAGTAATATTTCAATATATCATTCTAGAAATATACAGAGAAATATAAGAGAAGGTGAAAATATAGAAGGTGTAAATATAGAAGGTGGAAATATAGAAGGTGAAAATATAGAAGGAAAAATAAAAAATAAATTATATTCATTTCGAGAAAATATGTCAATGGAAACCGAAGTTTAATTAAACAATCATTTTCTTTGATAACCAATTTCTTCAAGACCGTCAAACTTGCTATAATCATTAATAACAGGAGTCCAATATAATCTTATAAATCCATAATTATAAATGTATTCCAGAAATGAAATTGGTTGTAGTTGTTCTCCTTTTTCGTAATCAAAATATTCGTGAATGTCACTAAATTTCTGTTTTTGTTCTTCAATCATCATTCTATCTGCGATTGAAAATATCTTTTCCCATATTTCTATCGGAAGATAAACATTTATTTGATTCATTGTTTCTTTACACATTTTCCATTTCTATACTATTTAAAATCAATTTTTAATATATATATAATGTTTATAACTCGAAGTGTAAAAACATTATTTCATAAATTCCATTCCTATTCATATGGGAAATTTGTATATGAAAATCCCAACGCAAGTAGAAAAGAAAGACAAATCGCTTTAAAAAAATTTTTAGATTCAACACGAAATATGCCGAAAAGTACTAATAATAAAAAAAATGACGAAACGAAAAAATAATTATTATTTACCTGTAAGTTTAGCCCATAATTCTTTGGGTTTTATTAACATATAACCAAAATACGTCCAAAATATAACACTAACTATTGCTCCATAAAAGTATCCTTTAACCATTCCTTTCTTAGTACCTGTTATATAATATGCCACTGCAGGAAATATAAAATTAACTGTTATTAGATAAATTATAGTTATTATAATAATTTTTTTCTCTTTCCAATTTAATTTTTTCCTTTCCATATTAATTATATAAAATATTATAATATCTCTTTTAACCTATTTCAATCCAACTCCAACTATCACATAATAACATTCTACATAATGAACATTTTGCGTAAGAATTTTTATATTTCAATATAAGTTCGCATATTTCGTGTGGAAGAAGTGTTTTGTTTGTAAAATATTACATAGTATAATATTATTTTCGCGTGTATCATTTGGTAATATATTAGTCATACAGGATAAGTCATGATATTCTTTACAATTTGAATATTGAGTAGGCATTTTTATAAAAAATTGATTTTATTTTTTTTTTTATAAAAATTTAAATATGTCATTCAAACACGTTCTAAAAGAGGTTTTTGGTTTCCAAGATCTACGACCATTTCAAAAACAAGTAGTTGATTCTATGTTAAAAGATGAAAATATAGTAGTAATTTCTCCAACCGGTTCCGGAAAATCATTATGTTTTCAATTACCAGCAATGTTATACGAAGGTATTACTATTGTATTATGTCCTTTAAAATCTCTTATTTATGACCAAGTAGAATCATTAAAAAAGAAAGGGATAAGTTGCGAATTGCTTAATGGAGATTTAGGTATTCGAAAGAAAACTGCTCTTTTTGAAGAATTAAAAAAAGCAACTCCTAGTTTAAAAATGTTATATACAACACCAGAAATGCTTTTATGTAATGAAGAAACTATGCCTATTATAAAGCATTTATATAAAAATGGTTTACTTGCGAGGATAGTATTAGACGAAGCGCATTGTATTTCAACTTGGGGACACGATTTCCGTCCTAAATATTTAAAAGTTAAAACTATTAAAGACCATTATCCAAAAGTTCCAATTATTGCTTTAACTGCTACTGCGACTGAAAAGGTTGTAATGGATATTAAAGATATCTTAGGTTTTAAGGATAATATAAAATATTATGATTCAACATTTTTAAGAGATAATCTTAATTTAGAAATCAGATATAGAGGAGAAAAAATAGCGGAAAAAAAAGAAACTATTAAAGAAATTGCGACTTTGTTAAAAACCAAATATAAAGACCAATCTTCTTTATTGTATGCTTTTTCAAGGGCAGAATGTGAGAAATTATGTGGAATGTTAGAGGAAGAAGATATTAAAGTAGATTTTTATCACGCAGGGTTATCTGCGAAGAAAAGAAATGAAATTCAACAGAAATGGATTAATAATGAATTACAAATTATTTGTGCGACTATTGCGTTTGGTATGGGTATTGATAAAGCAGACGTCCGTTCTGTATTTCATTTTAATGTCCCGAAAACGATAGAAGGTTATTATCAAGAAATAGGAAGAGGAGGTAGAGATGGAGAAGTTTGTGATTGTATTTTATACTATAATATCAGTGACCAAGTTAGATTTACTCAAATGACTAATAAAAAAAAAACAGAGATTAGAGAAAAAGGACATACATTTTACAGAGATAAGAAAATGAGTATGGCAGAAAATGAAGCTAAGAAATTATACGATATGGTTAATTTTATAGAGAATGAATATGATTGTAGACATATAGTATTATGTAATTATTTTGGCGAAAAGAGAAAAGAAAAGATAGGGTTTTGTGAAAGTCTTTGTGATAATTGTATTCGGTTTCAAACGGAAGGAGCGAAAGACAAGATAGATTTAACAACCGAAGCAGTTAAAATTCTAGAATATATTGGCAGAAAATCAGAAGAATATATTTATGATACTAATAAGGATTTAATTCTTAAAAAAATGATTGGATATCCTAAGAAAAAACCTGTTAAAAAAAAAAAGAAAGATAAGGAATTTATGAATGGTAATAAACACGATAATGAGAAATATGATAAATATAAATTAGAATATTCTGTTTTAGAAGAAGAAAATACTATGTTTAATATGAATTATCGAACAAGAGAAAAACAAATGAGAAGACTAATTATGTATTTAGTATCTAATAAATACATAAAAACTAATATTCTTAAAAATCCTAAGGGAACTTGGATAGAGGCATTACAATTATATAAGAAAGCATTGAAGGTATTAAATGAAGGGAAAAAAATATTAATTTAATTTATTAAATAAGCATTAATTTAATTTATTAAATAAGCATTAATTTAATTTATTAAATAAGCATTTTAATTTAATTTATATATATATAAATTAATGGGTAAGTTCACTAAAATAGCTCATAGAGGTTATTCATTGATAAAAAAGGAAAATACACTTTTTGCTTTTCAAAATGCGATAAAACATAAATTTGATATGGTTGAATTAGACGTTCATTTATGTAAATCAAATGATATTGTTATTTATCATGATGATTATATAAAATATCAAGATAATCTATTATGGGTAAAAGACTTAACCTTTACAGAAATGCATAAAATTAATCCATATATAATAACATTACCTTTTTTCTTTAAAAATATTAATAAAAAAGATATAAAAATTTATTTAGATATCAAAGGCGATAACCAAATCATAAAACCACTATTAAAATATTTAAATGAAACATTTGAAGATTATGATAATATTATTTTAGCTAGTTTTAATAAGAGATGCCTACAAGATATTATAAGATATAATAAAAGTATTGGTTTAGGGAATAAAAAATATTTAAAAAAAGGTTTTATTACAGAAAATATATTTACTAATGTAGAATTACTAATATTATTAAAAGATATTGAATATATAATAGTTCATTGGACTATCCTAAATAAAGACTTAATAGATTATTGTAGAAAAAAAAATAAAAAAGTATATTGCTATACTTGTAAAAATGTAAAACAATTAGAATATATAAGGAACTTTGAAGTGGACGGGGTTGTCAGTGACATTCTATTATAAAAATGTCAAAGTAGTCAGCGAGATTTTATTATAATGTCAATCATATAATTTTATGACAATCTTTTTCATATACTTTAATAAGTTCTTTGGGTATTTGTTCAAAATTAAATATTTTTTTCATAATATCTCCATTGAAATAACCTATTAATTGGAAATGACTATTAATACAATATGATAAAATAATATTCCTTCTTTCTTTCATAAATTGATTTCCGGTGCTTTGTATTTTATATTGTTGTTTTTCATTAAAAAAATTATTTTCGGAATTTAAAATAATAATATTAATATTGAGTGCCGTTTCTAATAATTGAATTAAAATATGGTCTCCCCAAAATGAATTACCCATTTTCCTAATTTCTTTTTGTAAATCTTCTATATTTTGAACTTTATAAGGATCCCAAAATCCGTCAAATTCGTTACTATCTACTTCTAAACGATAATTTTCTATAATTATATCATAATTATTTTTATTTATTTCCAAAGCAATTAAATTTCTTAATTCTATAGGACTATATGTTTCATCTTCGGGTATATGTATTTTTTTAAATGCTTCTGATATACAATTAAATAAGCAATCCCCTTCAGCACCGCAATCTAAAACTCCGTATAAAGAATTATTCTCTTTAGATTTTAGTCTTTTTCGCCATCCTAATTCTAATTTTTCCCAACCACATTCCTCTAAATATTTATGCCAGTTTTTCTTATTAATTTTTATGTTTTTTTTAAATAATTCGTCTTCATAATAATATGAATTACTATAAAGGAAAACATTAGGAGACAAATAAATCTTTTCACTTTCTTTTACTTCCATATTAGGTGTTTTAAATTATTATTATATATTGATATAATAAAAATTTAAATAAAAAAAAATATTTAGCATTGTTTCGCATTTTGGGCAGATTGCCATTGTACACTAGGTGGTCCGGTTGGGACACCACAAACATTATTAGTTTTTTCACAACTAATATCTCCGGTATTTGGAGGTAAAGATAAGTTAACATCTACAGGAGTAGGAATACAAGGTCTATGATTGTCTTTAACTACAAGTCTGTTACTAATATTATAATCAAATGGCATTAAAACTCTATCTTGTGGGTCAAGACATAACCATTCCCATCTATTCCATCCAGTTCCCCTTAAATTACAAGCAGGATTACTAGTTCTAGTATCCTCGACTGTAAAAAAACAGTCTTTTCCGTGTTGTAAATTCTCTTGTTTATTTACTTTTCCACATTGACTTCCGTCAGGAATATATTTTTTACTAGGACAATTACTTGCGTCTCTGGTAATATTCATCAGTTCTGAGTCAATATCAATAAGCGGTTTAGTAGTATCAACACTAACACCTTGTCGTTGGAGGCGAATTTGTGGCGATTCCGCAAAACAAGGTTCATTTAAATTTGGTGGTTCTGTAAGTTTATATTCTCCGGGTCCTACTGATTGATAGAGGTTTTGTCTATAGGCACAAGTATCGTAATTTAATCTGTTAAAACTCATTATATAATAATAGATTATATTTTATTTTTTGAAATTAATTCTAAATTTAATTATAAATTATCTAGTTTAATATTTATTTTTAATTTAATATTTATTTTTAATTTAATATTTATTTTTAATTTAATATTTATTTTTAATTTAATATTTTTATTCTCTTATATAATTTACTTTTTTTTATGTTTTTTATGTTTTTTATTTATCTTTGACTTTTTATTTATCTTTTTATTTGTCTTTTTATTTGTCTTTTTATTTATTTTTTTATTTGTCTTTTTCATTTTTTTCCTATATTTTTTTAATGTTTTTCTTCCTCCTGATTGTAAAGGTTCTTTTAATTTTGTTGGTTTTTTTTCCATTTCAAATTCTATTGGTTCTAATAATAAAATTTGATTTCTGGTATCTTCTTTAAAGTGATTAACTTGTTTCTTTAGACCGTCGACGCATAAATTATATACATTTATTAAGTTAGGTCGATCGCAACTTAAATATAAAGTATCAAAATTATTAACAAAATCAGTATCACATTTTTTAAAAGAAATAGTATTATTTTTTTCTTTATCTCCTGAACCAGTAACAGAATTAACTAAATCTTTTGCTGTATCAGTATATGAACCTACAACATTTCTTCCTAATTGTGTAAAAAAACTAGGTTTTTCTGTTTGTGACTTACCAACATCGTTAATTGCACCTTTTATTTCGTCACCTACATTTTCTTTTGTTAATGGTTTATTATTTCCTTTATTTAAACCAAGAAAACCGGAAGCAATACTATTAACTTTTCCTAAAATATCTCCGGCAACTCCTTGTAATGTATCTGGGACAGTTTTAAGTGCTTCTTCTTCTTTCTCCTGTTCCTTTTTCTCTATAGTTTCCATTTTTCTTTTAGTTTCTTGTTTTTGTTTTAAGTCTTCCTCTCTAGAAGTAATAATTGTCTCTAATCTTTCAACGCGGTTTATTTCTTCTTTATTTAATTGTTCTTTTCTTTCCTTTTTTTTTCTTATGCTTTCTTGTTTTCTTGCGATACGTTCATTTTTTTCCATTTTCATTAATTTATCTGTATTCATATCAGTAAATTTAATCATTTTCTAAGTATATTTAATATATATTTAGAAATTATATTATAAAAATTTAAAAAAGTAAACTGTAATTTAATTATTTCTATTCATATTGTTTGCGTTATTCATATTGTTTGCGTTATTCATATTGTTTGCGTTATTCATATTGTTTGCGTTATTCGCATTTGGATTTCCACATAATGATTGTTTAAAGTTTTGGTGGTTAAAGTCCATTGCGGGTGGTAATGGGGTTGGTTTAAATCTAATCATTTGACAAGAAGGAAGGTGTAACATTTGAGTGTCAATTTCTCTTGCTGTTTGACTTGGATCTCCTCTAATTTGGATATTTCCTGGTTTACAGTTATTCATATCTCCATTAGCGCAAGGGTTTTGGTATAATCTAGTAGGACATTTAGTTGTTCTTCGGGTCTGACCTCTTAAATCAGTTTCTAAATCAACTAAATTTCCTTTAACATGAGAAACAGAAGATCCCCCGACAAGTCCTAATTCCATTCTACATTTATTACAATTCTCATATTTCATTGGATTTAAAACATATTCTAAAGGTCCAACACTTTGAGTTAATTCATGTTTATAAGCACATGTATCGTAAATTAATCTATTCGAACTCATTTATAATATATAAATATAAAAAAAATTTCTAAAAAATAATTAATTAAATAAAATTATATTTTTATAATTATTTTTCTACACAAAAGATAATTATAAAAATATAATTAAAAAATATGTGATTTTTTTGGTATTATTTAAATTTATATACCAAATTCTGTTTCTTCAACATATTTAATTATGAGAACCTCTTTACATAGAGGGCATTTTGGTTCATGTCTTTTATGTACATTTTCTTTTAACCAATGACCGACACACTCCAAATGATAATCGTGAGAACAATAGAAAGAAATAATTTCATCTCCTTCTTCGTAATCATTAATGCAAATTGCACACATATTGTCTCTTGTTTTTTCTATATTAATCTTGTTTAAAATGAATATCTCCATATCCTCAATGATAAATCTTTTACTCTTATCTATTTGAACTTCTTTGTCAAAATTATATGAAAAGTCGTCACTATTTGATCTAGGTGGTGAATAATTACTCCCCCAACTTGAAATAGACCTATCATCACCCGTATATCTATTTCTATTTTTTATTATATTACATGAATCAAACCAAATTTTAATACAGCAAAATAATACAATACATCCAAATGGTATAAACATAACAAGTAGAATTAATGGAAAACTATGTGTATATCCAGTTTCATCAATATCTATTTCTTCCTTATACGTTTCTCCTATATCTGTTCTATTTATAATGAAATTCAAAGTTGACATTTTGGTTTTCTTTATCAAATTTAATTTAATATTTAGTAATTCAATTTTTATTACTTTCGCATAAAATCTTTTTATTTCTATATACTTGGTTTTTTTCCAAAAAATCTATTTCAAATGGAAACCTACACATAGGACAATGAGGGTTTTTCCCTAATATTACCTTTTGTACCAACCAGGGTTTTATACATTTTTTATGAAATATATGTTTACAAGGCATTATAACAATATGATTTGTATTTTCAATATTTTCTATACAAATGCTACATATTTTAGTATGTTCATCTTTTTCTTTAATATCTTCAATAATATTTGCGTTTGAATAGTATTCCATATCTTTGATAATAAATCTCTTATTTGGTATTTTATTTAGAATTCGTTTTTTACTAATTCTATTTGTTTCACTAGTATTATCTCTATTATTTTGTCTATATACACCCAAACAACATTTAAAATAATCTGCTATAAAAATCCAAATACATAGAATAAAACCTCCTCCCATAGGTACAATAAAAGAAAGAAATGATACATTAAATTCATTTGGATATATATTAGTATTGTTTGATAATGTTTGATTGAATAATGATGGCATTTTATGTCTTTATTATTTTCTTTAAATAAAAATAGAAATCAATTTTTAATAAGAATAAATTAAATTTAAAATAATTAATTTAATATGAATTATTGTATTTATTGGCAGCCATTTTTTGATATTTGCTACCACATTTTTCTAAATATTCTATATCTTTAACAATTTGTCTAGAAGGCGCTCCTCCTCTAACCCAACCGTCTAAAGCAACTTCTGGAACAATATGGAGAGGGTTTTGAATATTATTTTTAAGGTGATCTATCATAGGCATATGGTTTGGGTCTAAATTTTTAATATTAATTCCTGCTAAAGTATTACATTGTTTTCTTTCGGCAGTGTCCTCTCCATATCTTATTTGAGACTCTAAATATGAATCTCCTGAACCTCTTCCCATATATGGAACAGTTCTATATGGTCTAGTGAAAAGTTGATTAGGACATTTTGGGTTTTTTCTAGTTCTTCCTACTCTTAATTTCGAGTCATCGTCAACATAACATTCGGTAATACCATATCCGTCTTTAAAGATAATGGTAGGATTTTGAGACGCAACTTCCATAACTGTTGGAATACCACAAGTAGTATCATTATATCTATTTAAATGATAAATACCCGGACTTTCACTTTGTTTATCTCGGAAAACTTTTTGGCAACTATCTTGGTCTAAACTGGTTTGATTTTGAATATTGAAATCACAACTATTATTTTCACAATATACAAATGGTTTATTATTATTATTATTATTGTTATTGTTATTTAAATTATTAGAACTCATATTATATATTCTAACAATATTTTATTTTTAGAATAATATAATTTTTAATTAAACAAATTTATATGATTCACCATTTAATCTTTCCATATTATTTCCTACACATTGATTTCCATTTCCTTCCTTACACGTTTTAGGAATCCCATATAACCAATTTGCAAAGTCACCCTGTTTATTAGGCACGGTAGTATTAGGAGTAGTATAAAATTCTCTTTGCGAGTTTTCGTTATTATAAACACTATTAATATCTTTAAATAATCCTTTAGAGAATTTATCTTCAACTAAATTCTTTATTTTTTCATTATTATATGATTTACAAGCAGGTTTTCTCTTTCTATTATCGGTAGGTAAAACATTCATAAACGGATTTTCTCTAGTAGGGAGAACACAGTTTCTAAGATATTTTTTATGATTAATTTTATGTTTTTTAATATCTTTATCAGTTTCAATATTTTCATAATTTTCTATTTGTTTTTCAAAATTTTTTGTTTCTTTCTTATCTTCATTTATATACATTAAATAAGTAACTATACCACAAATTATAAAAATGAAAAAGTAATTGAGATTTTTATATAAAAAGGATAGTAAAGCACTAAGATATAAAGTTAATCTCATAATGGAATTTATTTTTTCATAATTAGTATATGAATTTAAGGGCAAATATTTGAATAGATTTTCTTTTTTAAAGAGAACATTTATGTCTTTAATCCATATAGTTTCTTCTTTTTTCATATTATATTAATAATATATATAAATATTATTAATAAAAATTATAAAAATATAGTTATAAAAAATTTTAAAGATAAAATAAGTTAAAAATTTACTTACTCGATTTTGTTTCTGTTTGTTTTTTTTTCTCTAATTTTTTTCTTAATCTTTCTTTAGTGGCATTTCCACTATGAGAATTATTATTTTTCATCATTTGTTTAGCCATTTTTTCTGGATTACCCATAGAACCCATCATATTCTGTGCTTCCTTCATTAAATCCCCTTGATTAATTGCTCCTGATTGAACTTTGTTTTGAATTTTCTCTCCAACTTTATTAATTAAATTAAGAAAATTATTGCCATTTCCTCCTCCTAAAAGATTGGAAAATGCCTCATTCATATTTTTAGGATCACCTATATTTAAATTGTCTAAATTAAGTTCTCCAGTTAATTCTTTAGCAATATCATTTATTAATCCTCCACTAAATGGATTTGAATCTTGTCCTTGACTTTTTTCTTGTTCTGTTGTTTCTTCTGGATCTTGTGTCATTTGTGTCATATTTTTAAGCATATCCATCATATTTTCTGTTTCTTCTTTTAAATTTTCCATATTAGGTAAAGTATCTGCTTCTTCTTTATTAAAATTCTCTAATAGTTTTTCAATTTCGTCATCATCGCCTACAACTTTTTTCCCTATAACAACTAATGTTTGAAGATATTTCCAAATATTTTGTCTAGTAACTTCATTTATATCTTTTGCCCAAACATTTCTAAAATCTATATCTTTAATAAAATTTAATTCTGTACTAAGTTTAAATAAAATATCATCTTTTTTTGCGAGATATGAATTATATGGTTTAATTTGAGTCATATATTCTTTAACATAAGTATCGGAATTATTATTATTAGGTTTTTCTAATAATTCTCTATAGGATTTTTTCAATGAGGTTTCATATTCTGGGAAAATAACAACCATTTCATTTATGAAACTAACTAAATAAAAATTAAATTTTTCGACATATGTGAGAGACATTTTATATATATTTTATAAAAAATATTATATTTTAATACGCATTTATTAATACTTTATTATATCCTTTCTACACCTTTTCCAAAATTATCATTATTTCTGGCAGCCATTAATTTATCAAAATCTGTATCTGTTTGCGATTTTGCTTGATTATTACTTCCACTAAATTCCTTAGGAGTATTTATTCTACCATCTATATTATTTCCTCCGTCTAAAAATTCAAAATTGTGATTTAATGAAGAGTTATCGTCTGAAATAAATGAATAATTATTAGATAACGACCCCCCCATTTCATTATTATGATATGCTAATATTCCTTCTTCGTCCTCTTTTTGTTGTTGTGGATTTTGCGGTTGTTGTGAATTTTGCTGTTGTTGCGTATTTTGTTTTTGTGGATTTTGTTGAGGGTTATGATTTTGATTATTTGCTCTATTTTTGAGTTCAAACCATCTATCAATATCATCTTCTACTAATATTTTTTTATCTTTTACTAAATAAATTGTTGGAACTCGTGTTATAAAACTTGGAACCTTAACCTTCTTTTCATCAATACAAATATAAATCATATTTTCATGTAAACTAGTCTTAGAAATAGTATTTATCAAATTATTTGAATGGAGGCAATAATTACTATAAAAAAGTAAATCCTTATTTAGTTTATTCATTTTTATATTTATAAGCATAAAAAAATTAAATTTTAAACAAATAGAAATTTAAATGCCTAATAATAATTTTCCCTATAAAAATATTATAATACTATAAATGAATAAAAATACTCAATTTTTAGCAGGAATTATTGGAATAACTGCTAATGTTATTATACTATTATATGTTTTACAATTAGAAAGAGAATACTGTGAATGTTCTAAAAATTGGAAGAGAGATTATATTAAATATTGGTCGATTGTTGTTATAATTTCTACAGTAATAAGTTTATTAATTCCTAGTTTATTAGATCCTAAAAAAATAATAAAAAATTCTTTACATATGTTATATTTTAGTATATCATTATTAGTAGGATTATTCTATACTATAACATTAATAGTTTATTACGTCCAACTTCATAAAAAGAAAAATTGTATATGTTCTCAGGATTGGAAAAAACATTTTATGATATATCCTATCGCAATGATTGCTATTACATTTGCATTTGTATTTATATTAAGTAGTGCGATTTATGTAATCAAAGGTCCTTAATAAAATATAAAATGAAATTATAAAAATGAAATATAAAAATTAAAATTGATTTAAATTATATCTCTAATATAATATAAAACAAATGACTAATCATTTACAAAATTTTTTACTAGATAAAGAAAACTTAAATTTTGACGTTTATGGTTTAAATCCCGCATTTTGTAATGCTATTAGAAGAATTTTAATAAGTGAAGTTGAAACATTGGGTTTTAGAACTAGTTATGACGAAGATACCGATATTAAAATAGTAGCTAACACTTCTGCTTTACATAATGAATTTTTAGGTCATAGACTTTCACTTTTACCTATTATTTATTCTCCTAAAGATATTTCTTCATATGAAAAAGAATCATTAGAATTTATTATTGACGAAGTTAATAAAGGTGATAATACTATAGATATTACTACAGAACATATTAAAATTTTAGATAAAAGTAATGGGAAATATCTATCTGAAGCACAAACAAGAGCATTTTTCCCACCGAATCCTATTACTAAAGACTTTATATTAATTAATAGATTAAAACCAAATAAGGTAGAAGGAACAGATGGAGAACAAATGAAAGTTATAATGTTAGCGGATAAGGGAACAGGGCAAGAACATTCCAGATATACTCCTACGTGCGTATCTGTATTTGTAAATAAGATAGAAAATTCGAAATTGGAAAGTGCTCTAAAGGAAAAATTATCTTTACAAGAAGAAACTTTATCTGCTGAAGAAATTAAATCTTTTGCAAGAAGTTTCAAATTATCGGAAGGCGAAAGACATTTTTATACTGATGAAAATGGCGAACCTAATGTATTCGAATTTACTATAGAAAGTGACGGAAGAATTCCTCCACATATTATTTTACATAAGGGAATTCGCGTATTAGAAGATAAACTTAATAAATTAAAAAGTAATCTTAATAATCAAGAAGTTGTTAGCTATAATAATAGTGATTGTATTATGAATTCATATGATATTTTAGTCAAAGATGAAGATTATACACTTGGATATATTATTCAACATTATATTTATATGTTATACCAAAATAAAGACTTAAAAGATGTTAAATACGTTTCGGCTAGTGTTCCGCACCCTCTAGAAAATAACTTACAATTTAGAATTGCTCTCGAAAATAATGTAGATAAAGAAAATTCTATTTCTAATATTAAAAAAATAATGGAAGGTACTATAGAACATATAGTAGGTATTATAGAAAAAATAAAAGGGGATATGAAAAATACTTTCAAAGCAAATTTGGATTTATAAAGAAATTAAAATTTTTTTAAAGAATTAAAATTAAAATTTTTTTAAAGAATTAAAATTAAAATTTTTTTAAAGAATTAAAATTAAAATTTTTTTATTTAGATTTTGGTAATTCTAAATAATATTATTTTTTTTCTACTCAAATTGTTCTATTCATTAGATACAACTTCCATTGGTTCTTCGCCTTCTACCATTTGTAGTTCTTCTCCAGAAATACCCCATTGGTTTCTCTTACCTTCGTGATACTCCTTATTCTTCCGGTAGTTGATTATAAAGATAATCTTCTTGATAGGAAGCGAATTGAAATATTGCTTAGCGTATTCGAAAGTTACCTTGATTCTCATTGTCTTATGCTGACCGTGAAGTTCATACAACAGAGGTCTCAGTTCATAAGGGATTGTATCTTTTTCAATACAATGTTTAATGTGATAATTCACATAACACTGATGAAGAAGACCGGTCATCCTAAAGATTTGGTCTCTCCAATCCATAAACTTATCTCTATGTTCTGGGAAAAAACCAAGAAATTGCTTTATCATCTTGTTATTTCTCAATTCCAAATAAGTATGAAAGAGTTTTGGGTTGTTTCCCCGCATTGCCTTTACATAACTATATTTCTCATTACGGAGTTTTGAACGTGCTCCGTGATGTTTAAAGACAAGTCCCTGCTCTTCGAATGTCATTCCTGAAATTTGAGTCAACACACTATCTAAAGAAGTATGTGTATACCTCTTTGGAATTGTGATATCCAAACCATTTGCCTTAAGTTCTTCTACAATCTTAAGTAAATCTAGTTCCGGGTATTGTTGTCTAACTTGAACAAGCACTAAATCTGCCTTTTCATATTTAGTTACAATTCTGTTATCAGGATGTCTGAGAACAAAACTATAAGTAAGTTTAGGATTCAACTTGTTGAAATCCAAATCTCCTTTAGCTTCATCAAACATATCATTGAAATTTATATCACTCGTCCACCGGCATTTTGCACCAATTTTCGAGCGTGTAGAAATATGCCATTCACCATCATAGTGAAAGACATTAATCATTGTTCCGTCAATAAATTCCTCAATTATAACTTCATTCCAATCTGTAATAGATTGAATAAAGAATGGGAACTTTTGACTTTTTTCTGGAGGAACACAAATAGGTTTGAGTGTACCACTCTCCAAAATTAGACCCCTACAATGAATTGTCCTAGGATCTTTAAAATTACATTCCCCTCTAATATATTTAAGGAGAAGCAAATTCATAAACTTTACATTGGAAACGTGAACTCCGAGAGCTCTCATTTCTTGTGTCAATTGTTCTACACCTTGTGTTTCTGGTGTTGTTTGTTTTTTTTGTGTTTGTACTGTAATAGTAGACATTTTGAAAATTAAATTGAATAATGTGTTTTGTTATAATAACAGATTAAAAGATTTTCTTAAATCAATTTTTTTTATTATAGAATTTTTGTTATAAGTATATTTAATCAAAAAATAAAATCTCTATATATATTAACTTAATATCTTCTATGAATCTCGATTTAAACTTAGAAGAAATTAATGTATTTGAACCTTTTAATAATAATATAGAAGCTACTGCTCCTAGTTCTTCTGAACCGGTTTTAACTGCTCCTAGTTCTTCTGAACCGGTTTTAACTGCTCCTAGTTCTTCTGAACCGGTTTTAACTGCTCCTAGTTCTTCTGAACCTGTTTTAACTGCTCCTATTTCTTCTGAACCTGTTTTAACTGCTCCTAGTCAAACTGGTGGTAGAAAACAGGATAAATTAGAATTAGAACGGGGGTCTATAGTTAGAATTGGAGATAGAAAAAATTATTTAATAGTTAAAATTTTTGATGTTTATTTTAATGAAGAAACTCAAGAATTTAATCGTAATTACAGAATAAGAGACATTGAAGGTAAAAAAATTAAACACGATTATCAAGATATTTCTTCGGAACAAATAAAAAATATTATTCCTCTCCAAATTGTTAAAGAAACTTTGGGAGATTTAGAATATGAAATAAAAGAAGATAAAAATATAGATAGTAATGAAGATATTATAAATAATACTATTCCAGAAGAAAAATTCGGGTCTATTTTAGAAATTGAAGATCCTACATCCCTTTTAGATATGGAGGACCCTATTAATATTAATGAAGGAGAAAAAGAAGACAAAGAATTATCAATAATAAATGAAGAAAATGAAAATATAGAAAATGTAGAAATTGAAAATATAGAAAATGGAAATATTGAAAATGAAGATGACGAATTTAGTTCTAATGAAGAAGAATTTGAGTTTACTAATATAAATAATGACTTTGATATTTATGAGGAAGAAGAGTTAGTTGAAAAAGATATTGTTTTTACGGAAAACGAACAAGAAGAGGATATAATAGAGGAAATGATTAGGTTATATCCTGATATGAGAAAAGGACATTTATTTAAAAAGATTAAATTTTTCAATCAATTAAAAAATAGACATAGTGAATCCTTTTTATTAGATTTAGAAGATGAAAGTTATGATAGAAAAATTATGGAATTAAAAAAAAAAATTTTATTAAAGTCTTCTGAATATAAACCATTATTAAAAAAATATATGGAAAATGACTACACAAATAAATATTTAATACCTGTAGTTCAAAGTAAATTAACTAAATACGAGAAGGAATATGTAGATGAAAAAGAAGTAGAATTATCAAATGAAATTAAAGAACAAATACAAACACTAGAAGCAATAGATAATAAGTTTAGTGACGATAAATATTTAGACTATGATACTAAACAACAAGAAAAAGAAATTTTCTTACAATCTAGAAAAACAGATAATGAATTTATAGGTCATACAGTTAGATTAAATAGGGAAGTACAAGTTATTGATAATACTAACGATAATATGGAAACATTTAATGTTTTAGGTAGTGAAAAAAGACTTAATATTGACGATGAATATATAAATACTATTGACGGAGAAAAAATAAATAATATTGGTTATCTTAAAATTCCCAGTATTGTAAATAACGATTTTACTAATCCATATAATAATATTTTCAAATTTGAAAATAAAAGCATTCAAGAATTATATGATAAAAACTTAGATACTCTTGAAGAAATAGAATTAAATTCTGAATACAGATACAAAATTAACTCCAAAGTTAAAGTCTGTATTACTGAAGGAGAGGTTAATAAAGAAATTATAGGAACTATAAAAGGAACTAGGAAAGGACATATTTATTTAGAACCAGACAATAAATCCCTATTACAAGAAGATAAAATATTTGAATTTTCTATGGAAGATGGAAAAATTAGAATAGAAAAGGATAATAATATATGTAATGTTAAAAATGAATGTAATACAGATTTAACTAAAATGTTATTTTATAAGTTTCCTGAAACTAAACTAAATAATAAAATAAAGGAAAATTTATTAGACCAAATAATTCCAAGTGTTAAACAAATATTAGATAGACACCACGAAGAAGTTAAAAATATTAAAAATATGGAAGATATTGATAATATCTTATACAAATATGAAGTAAACTATAATGATTTGGAAATAAGTAATTCTACTAAAGTAAATAATATTATGAATAAAAACGTTCAAAAATTAACTAAACTATTCTCCCTAAAACATAATGAAATCAATTCTGTTAAAGAAAAACAAAATACTATTGACGCAGATAGAGAAAAGAAACAAGCATCTAAAAATTATGATGGTGTTAAAAATGAAGATATTGGGAAGTTGAATAATTATTATAAAACATATAAAAATAATGTATTTTCTTTTGACGGGGATATTGAGAGACTCGATTGGTTACATTTCCAAATTGATAATGGTAAATTATTCGCAACTATGAAGAATATAAATAAAAAACCTAAACTAAATGAAAAACTAAAAAAATTACAAATAAGAAATAAACTTTATATTGATAATATTTCACAAAAAAAAAATCATAAAATAGAAATTATCAAAAAAGAATTTGAAAAATTTAAAGAAGAAATTGTAAAGAAAGAAGGAGAAGATGTAGATATTATTATTAAAGACCAAATAGATTACGACGATATATATGAAATGGTAGATGTAACTGATTTTAATGAAAAAGGACAGCGTATGGAAATGGGTGCAGTATTAGAAGAACAAAATGAAAGAGATATTCCAGAACCTTCTGGAAGCATTATTTATGATTCTATTGTAAATTTCCTAAGTGTTTCACATAAAAATATAGGCGAAACAGATGATGATTTATCTAATATTAGATATGTTCTCAATACTTTAATAAACTTTATGGACGCGAATATAGATATCTCTAAAATAGATAAGAAATGTGTTTCTTTATATAGAGATAATTATAAAACACTCGCGAGCTTTAAAAAGAAAAAGTCTAAATCAAACGATAAAAAGAAAAAACCAATTGAAAAACAACACCAAGAATATAATCAGAAAAATCTTATTTATATAAGTGCGAGTTATCTATTAATCTATTTACAAATAACTTTAAAAAATTTAATGGTTTCACCATTCGAAAAATGTATACCTAAATTATCAGGGTTTCCACTCGAAGACGAAGAAGAAGTTGAAACATTTGGTATTAATTATATGGTTTGCTTACTTTCTAATTTGAAAAATAGTAAGGGAATATGGGGTGTATTAGAAAAGAGAGAGACTATAAAGGTAAATTATTTAAATACTGTTAAAAAGTTATTAACTGCGTCTTTAAAATTAAGATTAGAAAGGAGAAGAATAGAAATAGAGAATGAGAGACTATTATTAGACGAACAAAGAAAAAGATATGTCTGGAATGAATTTAGACCTCTTTTTGATAAATTAGGTGGCGATTGTTCTAAATCGATAGATTTAGGAGATACTAATATAAGAAGTAAAAGTTCAATACGTAAATCTGTTAGGGTTTTTAAAAACCAAATTAACTTATGTTCTTTATGTATTGTTGATAAGATAAATAATATTATAGAAAGTCAACCATTAGAGAATATATTATATGATCCTTTACCATTGTTTAACAGTTGTTGTTTAGTGGATATAAATCCAGATTATGACTATTTATCATTTTTATATCAAAATGATATAGAGAAAAACTTAGTATCATTAATTGAAAAATCAAGACAAATGGATAAATTTAATGATAAAATATATGACGTTATAATTTATATAAAACCTGAGAAAACTAAGAATAAATTACAAAGTTATGCCGGAAATGTTTATTTGGGAGAAGAAGACATAGATAGAATTTTGACAACAGGTAATAATGATATTCTTAAAAATCTTTATGGTCGTTATATTGAAACTAATATTGGAGGTAAAAAATTTTATGAAAAATATAGTTATCAAACTTATGCTGAACATAATGCGACTAATGAAGTAACTATAGGCAGTAAAGCAGATATTTTATTATTACTTTCACAAATGAAAGAGACAAATATTGTTCTTGATAATACTAACCAAGTAGATAATACACCGAAAAATAATACTAACCAAGTAGATAATACACCGAAAAATAATACTAACCAAGTAGATAATACACCGAAAAATAATACTAACCCAGAGAATAATAAAAAAATTAATAAGCAAATTGATTGTTTAAGAAAAATAGAGAAAATTTTAGATAATGAATTCTTATTACAAAATGAATTTAATGATGGTTTAGTATCACAAATTAAAAATATTAGTAATCAAATATCGGAAAAGGAAATTACTAATTTATGGAGTTTATTGGATAATTCGGTAACTCGACTTAGAACTAATTTATATGATAAGATAACTAAAAATGTAAGTAATAGAAATAAAACAGAAATAAAAACTAAACTAAATAATTTATTAAATTTTAGTAATATTGATAAAGAAGAAGAAAACATAGAAGAAAATGATATCATAATAAAGAAAGAATTACATTTAAAAAATATAAGTAATAAGAGGAAGGAAGATATGGTTAAAAAATTAATATTTAATTATATAATTAAGTATTGTAATGTATTATCTAATATAAATAATAAATCCAAGTTAGTGTTAGATAAATATGAAAGATTAGAGGAAAAGAAATTAATTGAAAAGGAATATAATTTTTTAACTGATTTTTTCACAGAAAATAATACTAAATATTTTAAATTACTCAGTTCATTATTATCTAATCTTAAACAACTTAGAAATATTACAGGATATGCAGATATATATGGTTGTGATATTAAAATAGAAAGTTCCATTTTTGATTATGATAAATCCAGCAAATTATTAGAAATTAATTTATACTATATCCTTATTTTTATTATTGATTCAATTGATAATTACGAAGATAGTATAAAATTATTATCTGGAAAAGAAGCATATACTAAATCATTAGAAGAAGACGAAGATGATGTAACAGGATTAGATAGAAAAGGAAATATGATAAGACATTTTGTAATAGAATTAATAAAGAAAATAGATAAAGATAATACATTTTATAATAAATATACACAGAATGAAGTTATTAAAGATATTAAAACAAAGAATGAAGAAAGTAAGGATAGAAATTTATATGTTATGGAAAAATTAGATTTAGAAGAAAGAGGATTGAGAAATTTACAAACTAAAGCAGGATTAACTAAATATGAAAATCTGGCGTCAGATTATGCGGATTTACTCAAACAAGACGAAATTGATACTAAATTATTTCAACAATTTGAAGACAAATATGGAACTAAACCAAGCGACCAACAATTTCTTGACTTTAAAATGGAAAATGAAAAGAATATAAGAGAAGAAAACGAAATATTAAAAGATAATTTTATTTTTGTAAAAGGAGAAGATGACGAAGAAGAAGAAAAAGACGTATTTGTTTAATAAATTTTATTATTTTACTATTTTTTTATTTTATTATCAAACTATTTTATCTTATCTTATCATAATATATATGATACACGGCATAAAAAAAGACATAATATTTTTAATATTATCTATTGTGATAGTATTAATTTTAATTTATGAAAAAAAAGAACATTTTAATGAAGCAATAAATTTCCATGACGATTTTCTTAATAATGTTAAAAAAGATTCGGATTTAAAAAAAACATATCAAAAGATTTTAGAAAATCAAGAAAAGGATGAAGAAGACGTAAAATTAAATAAGTATAAAAAATTGTATTATAATGTTCCTTTTGATAATAAATCCCCATTAGTAGATAAAACACTGGATAAATCTGTATTAAAAAATTATAGGGTTAATCCAGATTATCATTCATACGCACACGAATTACCAATTATGGAAGTTGGTAAAATTATTAAACAAATTAAACCTTCTAAAAATTACGAAATCAAAGTAAATAAATATGATCCTTTGCCATATGGAAAACATTTTGTAGATATTTTTAATCAAATGTATTTCTTATTAGATATGAATAATAATTATCATAAAAATGATAAAAGAATGTATGATTTAATAGATGTTAAATTTCTTCTAAAAGATTTAATAGTTGATTCAGTTTACAAAATAGTATATGAGGTTAAAATGTTTAAAAAAATGAAAGATTATGGTTTTGTTTTCCAAAATACTATTAAACATAATAGATATACGAATATAACTAATTATTTAAATATTGATTTAGTAGGTATAATATCAGAAGAAGATATTATTTTTAATACTAAGAAAAGTAAAGAACAAATAAGTAAAGAACAAAAATGTAAATTTGATTTAGATATTAAAAAGGACGAATGTTTTAAAATACCTTACGGAAGTGATAATTTAAGTTCAAATGATTTTATTTCAGGAGAATATTTAAAACCACATTTAAATAAATTTTACGAAGATAAAAAATTAGAAAGTGAAATAAATAAAAATTATAACCAATTTAGATGTTTTGGAAGACAAGGTTTTAATGAATCTGAATGCAAATCATATGATAAAGAAAGAAAAACAAACGGTGTTTGGGATAGACCATGTAATAATAACGATGAATGCCCTTTTTATAAAAAAAATAAAAATTATGAAAATGAAAGAGGAGGTTGTAAGAAAGGATTTTGTGAAATGCCTATTAATACTAAGACACTAAGTTATAGATATTATGATAAAAAAATAAAACCTTTTTGTTATAATTGTGAAAGAGAAGGGTGTTTAGGAGATAATTGTTATAATTGTTGCGAAGAACAAGAAGATAGAAATAAATATCCTAATTTAAAGTCACCAGACTATATATTTAAGAATGATTATAGAGAAAGAAAATAAACTATTTAAGATTTTTAGAAGAAATATATAATATTTAATGAATGAAGAGATATATGAAAAATTTAGTTTAGATACTGAACTAAATACAAAAGATAAGAGTAATTTTCCTAAAAATTATAAAAATTTATATAATATTTTATTTTTTAAAAAGAAAAAATCTAATATTTTTTTTTTTAAATCTGAAGCAAAATATAAAGTCAAAATTGATTTCAAAATTAATTTAACTAAATTAAAACATCTTATTATATTTAATAAAGAAATACCCAGAAAAGATAAAGTAATTTACTTTTTTAAAAATTATTGCGTTTTTAAAAAATACAATAATATTTTAGATATAAACCAAAAAATAGATTTGTTAATAGAAAAAAAAACTAAATCAAATATAAAAAATTTAATTATTTATGATAATAATATTATAAAACTTGGAAATGATATAATATTAGATTTGAAAAATAATAAGTTTATGTTAGACAAAAATACTAATTCTTATAAAAAAATTATTGAAGGAAAAATAATATTTAGTGAATTATATCTAAATAATTTATATTTTTTGAACCATAAATTTAAAAAAACATTATTACTTACTACTCAAAATAGAATTAAAATATGGCAAAATGAGTTTACAAAGAAGAATATTAATTTTATTATATTAAATGATGATTTATTAAATAAAAATAATAATATAAAAAAAAATTTAGATATAAGTAAAAATAATATACTTAATAAATATGATATAGTAATTTCTTATTCTTATAATACATATAAACAATATATAAAAAATATGTATTGGAATAATTTAGTATTAGATATAGAAAATAATTTTTTAAAGAAAAATAATTTTGATTATTCAATAAAACATAAAAATAAATATATTTTAGTTAATAGATATTACCTACTAGATAATTATACTAACTTACTAAATTTATTTTTTTCTAATTATAATAATATTTTATTAGATACTAATTATTTGGCTAATTTTATAGAATATTATTCAGAAAAGAATAATAAGATTATTAGTGTTAAAACCAGAAATTTTGATTTTAATGAAATTGAGAAAAATAAATATGAAGATTATATTAATAAATTTAATAATTTTTATATTAAAAATAATATCTTATTTACTGATGATATTTTTTTAAGAAAATTCTGTTGCTATCCACAACAAAATCTTAAAATAAATATACTAAATTATAAAAATATTTCCAATGATATTGAATTATTTAATATTAGAGGAGAATATAAAAAACAAATTATTAAAATTGTATCTTCAATTAAAATAACATTAAAAAATAAGAAAAAAAATAAATGTAATATTTGTCTAAATAATATCAATATTAGTAATTTTGGTATAACTACTTGTGGGCATTATTTCTGTTTTTCGTGTATTTATAAATGTATAAATTATAAAAATGATTGTCCTACTTGTAGAAATAAACTTTCTATAGATAATATTTATTATATCAAAATAGATAATAATTCATGTTTAAATAAGAAAGTAATGGATTTTGGAATATTGGATAATTTAGGTACTAAAGTTAAAAAACTTATTTCTTTAATAAAGAAATTGAAAAAAATTGTTATATTTAGTAATTATTTAGAATGTTTAGAACTTTTAAAAAATAATTTCAAACAACTCAATATTGTTTATTATGACAATTATGACAATTATGACAATTATGACAATTATACACATAAAGAAAATAAGTCCATTTTTTTATTAAATTACGATATGGATAACTCATATTTAGAAAACAAGTTTACAGATATAAATGATATAATATTTTTAGATCCTTTATATGAAAAAAAAGAAAATGTTATGAAATTGAAATATAAATATATATTTGATTTATTTGAAAACAAAAATATAAATGTTTATAATTTAATTATGAATAATAGCATAGAAAAGGATACCTTTGAAAAAAATTATAAATGTATGAAAAGTTTATATTAATTTTATTTTAATAAAACACATAAGAATGAATATACAATAACCATACTTATAAATAATATTAACCATAAAGGAAATATGGTTTTATTGGATTTAGACCCTGTTCCAAATACTTTTAATCTCTTGGATTTATTTGTATTATTAATATAAAGAAAGTTAGGTCTGAAATATAATATTACACCTATTATAATAGCGTAAATAACAATAGTAATATATAGTGGATTTTTAAGATTGGATGTTTCCATTTAATATATTAATAATATTTTCTTTTTCAAATTTAATAATCTATTTTTCAAATTTAATTTTATAATTCATTTTCTAATTTAATAATCTAAAACAATATTAAATTTATCAATGAATAAGGTTTTTACATATTGTTTTATAATATTAATATTTGTAATATATACAATTTATAAAAAAAAAAAGTCTGATTGGAAGGATTATTTAGGTATAAAAGAAAGTTTTACAAATAGGAATAGAGTTATAAATAAAAATAGTTTATCAAGTAATTTTATAGATAATAATTATTTTATAGGTAATAAAAAAATATTTGCGATAAATCATACTGAAAGGGAAGCTATAAATATTTATTCAAATTATAAATATTCATTAGAGAGTAAATTTGGTTTTGAATTATCTAAACTTTATAGAATTAATAATATAGAATCTCATAGTTTACATTATAATTTAAATCATTTACAGAAATATTCTGAAACAGAAAATAAAAAAGAACATAATAATGATATATTTATGTGTTATGAACAAGACTATTATGATTATTTAGAAAAAGAAAAAATAAGTGGCTATCAAGTAAAATATATTTGTTCTTTATATTATACAGAACTTTTTCTTATTGTAAAAGAAGGAATACCTATAAAAAAAGTAAGCGATATCCTAATATATCCGGAATATTATAAAGTTTCCAGAGATACTCAAAAAAACTTATTACCAGAAAAACTAGTAATAGGAATACCAAATGATAATATAAGTGAAAATGATAAAGAAAGTAATAATTTTAATTATAATGCCATAAAATTTTTCAATACAATTGGTTTAGATATTACTAATAATAATAAATATACTTTTGTATATGGAAAGGAAAAGGAATTATTTAGTAGAATGAAAAGTAATATTAAAAAAAATGATAAAAATAAAAACAAAGTAGACGTTAAAGATACTATACATATAATATTTAATATTTCCAGTTATAAAAATCCTTTTTTTATAGAATACCTAAGAACTAAGAATGCCAAAATAATAGGTACTAAAGATATTAATAAAAATATTTTAGACCAAAAATTTTTAGGAAATTATAAAAAAAAAATAGATATGTCTAAGTATATTATTAGTAATCAATATGGTAAATTTAATAATATGACAATTAAGGAGTCAGATATAGTATTAACAGATACAATATCATTTAGAGTTTGTTTATTATGTCATAAAAGTGCCGAAGATATACATATTTATAATTTATTATCCAAAATTTATGGTAACTTAGATAATCTTAAAAATAAACTTAATAAATACTTATTTAACTCCAATAATAATGTTTTAAGAGATTTATTGGATCCTCAACAAATGTTTTATTTAAAAGAAATTGGTAATAAAAGTCAATATCATCCAGGTGCCGAGAATTTTTATAAAAAAGTTAACTTTATAAAAGATAATGTATATGATAATGGTAATATGTATGTAAGAGATAATGAATTATATGAAGGTGAAACTAGTAAATTGTTTTATTAAAAGGTTATATGTTTTTATAGTATATAAGTTTTTTATATTTTTTATAATATATTTTTAAAATATAATATGAAACTTATTATAATATTTTTTATAATAGTAATAATACTCTTTATACTAAGTGTTATTATTAGGAAAATTGTATCCAATTATATGACTAATATTAATCAAGACACCAAATTTAATACTAATGCTAATTATTTATATGACGATTATTATGAAAATATAGATAAAGGAGAAGGAAAAGATTTAGTAGGTAATTTCGGTATTATAAGATATAATTTTATGGACGGCATTTATGAATCCGAAATTAAGATATTAAAATTAAATAAAGATAAGAAATACAATATCTTAAATTTATCACTAACTAATTGTAATTTTGATATTTATTTATTAAATAAATTCGATAATTTAGTAATACATTCATTAATTACTAATCTTAATGATTATAATATATGTAAAAAAAAAATAGCTTCTTTAAACCTCGATAATAAACTTAAAATTTATTACGGCAAATATAGCGATATAGGAAATATATTCAAAGATAAAAAATTTGATAGAATTGTTATATTAGAAACTATAGGGAAAATAAGCAAAAAACCTGAATTTATTAAACAACTCAAACCTTTATTAAAAGATGAAAACTCATTTATTTATCTTAAAACTATGGTATTTATAGATTTAATATTAGATAATAAATTTAATAAGGGCATACAAAATGAAATTTATGAGAAACAGAAATATATGATAAACTACTGGAATTATAACTTTTCCAGTAATCAAGCAATTATAAACGATTTTCATAAAGAAGGATTCAAAAATATTAAAATGAAAACTATTTCAGCTCTGTTTTTATTTTTTACTTATAATATAGAAGATATACTAAATTTACTTAGACTTTATTTTGTAGACCTTGGATTGGGAGTTAGAGATTTACATAACTGGTTTATCCTCTTTACACTAAATATTTCTAATTTTATTATTTATTAAATCAATCTTTCTCTTTCTGTATTAGCCTGTTCATTTATATTTATTAAATCTCTTTCATTTATATTTATTAGAGTCCTTTTATTTATTATATTATCTTTTCCATCTTCTTCGCATATTATACAGGAACATAAAACACCAATTATACTTATCGTTATTAAAACTATAGCATATATTTTAATGTTATATATTTTATTTATATTACCATTTAAAAAATCATATAAACATTGTAAACCTAACATTAAAAAACATAAAAAAAATATAGTCAAACTAATTCTACAAATAGAAATATGTTTGACAGAACAAATTAATTTTAACATATATTCCTAAATCTAAAACTATTTTATTAAATGATTTAAATTTTAATTAATAAATAAAAAAATCATACTATTAAATAACACTATAAAGAAATGACTTTTTACAATTTGAAAGAATTAAATATAAAATTATCAGATTTTATATGTTTACTATCTCCTTTAGGAGTGGTTACTAAAATAGTTAGTAACGGGAATCAAAATTTGGTTCAATTAGAATTTCACGATAATGTATTAAAAAATAATGGAATTCCTATATCAGATAATGAATATATAGAAGATAGTTTAATTAAATTATATAGGGATAATACTTATGGTTTTATTATTAACGATAAAATTGGTATTTTTGAATTACCATATGGTATTGATGATGATAATATATATATAACGAAATTAGATGAAAAAAATTCCAAAAGTATATCTAAATATGTTAGGAAGAATTTCCCCAAAGATTGTCATAAAATTCTCAAAAAAGGACTTACTATAAATAATGATAATAAATGTACCGACCCCAATAAAATAAACATAAATAGTTTTCCTGGTTATAAAACTATTAAAGTTTAATAACAGTTTTCCTGGTTATTTAAGTTTTACAAAGTTTAATAACAGTTTTTCCTGGTTATTTAAGTTTTACAAAGTTTAATAACAGTTTTCCTGGTTATTTAAGTTTTACAAAGTTTAATAACAGTTTTCCTGGTTATTTAAGTTTTACAAAGTATAGAAAGTATAACAAAGTATAATGGGGAATTAATTTTTTTTTTTTTGAATTTATTTAAAGAAAAATAATGTTAATAGATTATATAACAATGCAAATTTTCGTAAAAACATTAACTGGTAAAACTATTACTTTAGAAGTTGAACCTTCTGATAGTATTGAAAATATTAAAGCTAAAATTCAGGATAAGGAAGGAATTCCTCCAGACCAACAAAGACTTATTTTTGCCGGAAAACAACTCGAAGACGGTAGAACCCTTTCAGACTATAATATACAGAAAGAAAGTACACTCCACTTAGTTTTACGGCTCCGTTAAAGAGTGAATAATAGACTCTTTTAAATCTTATATAAAAAATAAAAAATAAAAAATAATAAAAATTGAAATTATTTTAAAGAATATTTGATATTTATAATTAAATATGAAATGTTCAAAATGTAATAAGGAAAAGGAAGAATCCAGTTTCCAAGTAAAAGTAAAAACTTACAAATCTTGTTTCGAATGCCGTGAGCAAAGTAGAAAGTGGCGCGATAAGAATAAGGAAAGAGTTGCCGAGTATAATAAATTTACTTTACAAAGTAAAAATAAAGATAAAAAGGAAAGAGTTATTTATGCTAGGAAGAAAAATGCGGTTGAAGAGGAAGAATGGTTAAAATTTGAAACACAAGCAGCAGCTGCGAAAGAATTAAAATTACAAACTGCGAATATAAGTAAGGTAATAAATGGCAAATTAAGTCAAACAGGTGGATATATTTTTAAAGTTGTAGAAGAAGAAACTGTTATACAAGATATAAAATCTTGGAAAGAAATTAAAGAAGAAAATAATTATGAAGATTTAGTAAAAGGTCAACCTTCGCAGAAAAGAATTCCGCATCAAATAGTATCTAATATAATAGGTAAAAAATGTTGTACTTGTAAAGAATGGAAATCTTTGGAAGAATATAATTCAGCAGAAAATCATTGGGATAAACTTAGAAATGATTGTAAAGAATGTTTAGTAACTTATAGAAAACATAATAGAAGAAAAATCCAAGATAATATGAATAAATATGAAAAAGCAAGAAAAAAAATAGATCCCGCATTTAAGTTAAGTAAAACACTTAGAAGTCGTTTAGGAAGTGCTCTTAGAAATCAAAGTGCTAAAAAAAGAAATACTACTTTTATTCTAACAGGTTGTAGTATGAATTTTCTAAAAGGATATTTAGAAGCAAAATTTACAGAAGGTATGACTTGGGAAAATCACGGAGAATGGCATATAGATCATATTAAACCTTGTTGTTCTTATAATTTGGAAGATGAAGAAGAACAGAAAAAATGTTTTCATTATACTAATCTACAACCTTTATGGGCAACAGATAATTTAGTAAAAGGTGGGAAGTTTTAATTCTTTCTATTTCACTAAATTATCAAAGTATATTTAATACTAAAAGATTTTTTGAATTAAAAAATATTTATTTGGATAAAACTATTTTATCTAGTTTTATTTTAGATTTATTACAAGAACAATATTTATTAATCAAATATTCATTCAAAGAAATATATTTATTTGATTCACTAAGTATTTTATCATTCAGTAATTCGGGTTCATTTTCACGCATAAATAATAAAATTTCTAATATTTTATCGTCTTTAATTTTATATTCAAATATATCATTATTACAAAAGTTATATATATGTGTATTAGTAAACATTATTGGTCTAGAAATTCCTTCTTTATCAATAGGAGATATAAAATTATTAACTATTAATCTAGGTTCATTTTTTGGTACTCCCGAACTTACTGATAAATTACCTTTTATTTTGTTTGTATTTAATTTTGAAATAGTATTAGAAATTATAGAATAATAATCATTACCATCAAAAACTAAAATACTGTTTCCTTCTCCAAAAAACCAATTTTTATTTTTTTTCTTATTTATAATTAAATCATCACCTATATATATTTTTTTAAATGTTGATAAAGTAAATATAGGTTCTTTATTTACTATTAATTTTATATTTTTATCATTCTTATAATTTTTAAATTCTAACTCATTATGAATTTTAATATATGACTCTTCTACTTTTATTTTTTCTTCCTTTATTACTTTATAAACCTTTAAACTTTTAATTTCATTAACAACAACAAACGATATTTTAACTCCTTTATTCCAATTTTTATTTTTCTCGGATTCATTGTGTATTAAATAATATTTATGTTCTTCCCATAAATATGTATCTTTATAACCTTTAATTACTTCCCAAGTACTTCCGTATTCATCTTTTTTTTGAGTACCTATAGAAAATAGTGTAGCACTTTCTATGGGTCCGCCATCAAAAACAAATAATAATGTGTTTTTTAATTTGATTTTAGATTCTGAAAAATAAGGAAAATTATAATAATCGTCAAATGTTTTTATAGCATTATAATATTCCCCTGGTATATCAAAAGGATTTTTTGCTTGAAATAATAATTTTAATATTTTCATTTTAGAATTATTTTTAGGTAATTTATGTTCTGATATATAGTTAGACCAAGAATAAATATGTGTTGTAGTAAGCATTTGAGGATATGAAACATCACTGCCGCCGATAGGAGATATAAATCCTATTACTTTACCTTTAATTTTCTTAATATCTAACTTTGAAATACTTGCCCCGGATATACAATAATAATCTTTACCATCATAAACTAAAATACTATTACCCTTACCGAAATTTTTATTTTTAATATATGTATTATCTGGCATTACATCATTACCTACAAATATTTCTTTATATTCTGATATAATAAATATTGGTTCTAGATTAGTATAAATAATATCGTCTTCGTCTTTTCTTGTATTCGTATAATCCTTAAATTTTAATAATTTTGTATGATTAATATTTTCATAAATATCTTCATCCCAAATTGTTTTATAAACTTTTAGACTATAATTTTTTATGACAACAATAAATGACCTACCTCCATTATTATGTATTAAATAATATTCTTCTTTTTGATTTTTCTTTTTTGATTTTTTATTTTTTATTTTTTTTTTAACCGAATCTTCTAAATATTTACTTTTTTTTACCATATATATAGTATATAAAAATAAAATTAGTATAATAAATTAAATCAAATTATAATATTTCATACATTTTTCATTATCGTGTAGAGGAATTAATGAAAATAATAAACTCTTAGTAATCATTTTCACATTTTGTAAATCTGTTTCCGAAAACATTTCTATAAAATAATCCTCAAATGTTTTCCTCATTTTCATTTCATAATCCTTATTAATATCCTTTTCTTGTAATATTCTATCATACCCCAATATTGATTGATATAACTTAGACCAGTCATATAACCAATCTCCATATATTGTTAGTGTATCACCTATTTTACCTCTCATATCGATAAATTTTATTTTCTCGAAATTATTAATAATTATATTAGTCATAACGGTATCGCCGTGGATTATACATTTTTTACCTAAGTTTTTCTTTTCATATTCTAATAATTGATTATATAGTGTTTCATATAATTGATTGGAAATATCATATTTAGAATAATCATATGAATAATATCTTTCTTTCAATTTAGTGGCATAATTACCGTATATATTTATATCAATATCATTATTTATATTAGTATTTTGAATTCTTTTAATACTATTCATAATATGTTTAAGATTATCAGTAGTTAGTAATTCCGATAAATATAATGTTGTTGCCGTTAAACCACTTATTTTCTCCATTTTATACCATTTCATATCTTCGTCATAATCTATAAATAAACCAAACAAATCCTTTATTTCCCTCGGTATATTTCTATAATAATATATTTCACCTTCTAATGTTTTTTCATTTTTTTTAGTATAAGTTTCGATTATATTATTTTCCAATGTATTGAAACTTCTAGTATCAATATTATCCATATAATAACCTAAATACTTTTCCATATCGTCATATGAATTCAAAGCCAAATTATCTATATATACATCAGCATATGGTTTACCAAAATATATTTCGTCATATGGAATATCAAAATTATCTAAAGTTTCAAAAGTAAGTTTCCCTATATTTCCTATATTACCCCCTTTTTCTCTACTTCCTCTATCGGTATAAATAATAATAATATTACCGAAACTTTTTAGGTATTTGAGAAATTTAATATTTTTTTCAATTGGTTTTACATTTATATAATCATTACTGAAACAGGAAACTAATGTATTATCTAAATCAAAACATATTCTTTTAGGTTTAAGTTTTATTTTACTATTAAAAGATATTTTAGGATAGTTATGATAGAAATGTCTTAATTGAATTGGTGTACCTAAACAAATCCAATCCTTCTTTTCAATTGAAATATTACTAAATTCTATTTCTTGTTTAATCATTTCTTTTATTATTATGGATGTATAGAATTCTCCTTTTTCCATTATATCATTATCAATAATATACTGTGTAAATTCTAATAATTTAAAAATAGAATTAAAACCATAAGCACCACTACAAGCCAAATTAGAAATTTTATTTTTCTCTACAATATCAATAATTTTATTATCTTCTAATTTTACATAAGAATAAATAGGTTTATCATTAATATCTTCAAAAGTAATTAAACTATTATTTCCATTCCATTTATTTATAATATCTGTAGTATAGAAATTATCTCCATCCAAACATAAAACAGGCATATCTTTTTTTAGTTTTAAATTCTTAATTGCTAAGTTAAGTGTTTCTGCTGCTCCTCGTGTATTTTCTATTAATTGGAAAAATTGGAATTTAATATTCGGATATTTATTCTTTAACATATCCTCGAAAAAATAAGTAGAGTATTCCTTATTATATGGTATGTATACATATTCAATTTGCTCTAAATTTAGATTATCTAATAAATAATTTATTATAGGTTCGCCAAATATATTTATGAAACTTTTAGGTAATGTATAGTTATTTTTTTTAAATCTTTCACCTATTCCACCAAGTGGTATAATAATAATCATTTATAATTGAATATATTTCTTAATTAATATTTTAAATAAAAATATTAAGTAAAAGTAATGGTTTTCGGTCATTTTATAAAAAGGTTTATGCCTAAAACTCAAATTAAAACTCTATCAACAATCACAAGTATTGGTAAAAAAAAAAGAGATAGAAACGGACAAAAAGGTTTTAGGGATAAATTAATAAAGAAATATCAAAAATGCCCTCTTGATAATATCAATTATACATTATGCGACGCCGCTCATATCTTACCCCACTCTGAATGTGATAATAAATTGGACGCATATAATGTTAATAATGGAATATTATTATCTTCTACTATGCATAAGGCATTCGATAGGAACTTATTTACTATAGACGAAAATACATGTAAAGTTAAAATATTAGAGGAAAATATTTTAAAAATAAATAAAAATAATAATAAAAATAATATAGATAATAAAAATATAAATAATAAAGATAATATAAATAATAAAAATATAAAAATAAATTTAGAGGAATATGGTTTAGATAAAATCAAAGATAAATATATTTTTACTTTGGATAATGAAGAAAGTAAAAAATATTTGAAGAAAAGGAATGAACTTATAATAGGGATACATTAGAACTAATTTGTTTCGGAGAAATTAGGGATACATTAGAACTAATTTGTTTCGGAGAAATTAGGGATACATTAGAACTAATTTGTTTCGGAGAAATTAGGGATACATGTCTTTACGTCTTCTTCTGTTTTAATTAAGTTTTTTTTAACATCAACTAACTTATCACTCAATTCCTCATATTTGTGTAAAGTATCCTGTTTTTTTTCATATGTTTTTTGATACATATCTAAATTCTTATAAAAATTAGACATTTTTTTCTTAAATACTTCTCCGGAACAGCCAAATTTTCTTTTTTCTTCTATTTGATTATTCGTAGGAACAAAAATGTTATTATTGCCATTTATATTATTACTATTTATATTAGCATTTATATTATTATAATATTTCTCTTTTTTAATGTTATGGTATCTACAAATACATAATATTAATATTAAAGCTATAACTAATAAACTGAAATTATAAAAATTATCTTGATTCATATATTATAAAATAAGATAAAATATATTATATAAAAATAACAAATTTAATCTAAATAAATTTTAAAAAAATTAGTACTAATTCTACATAAAGGACATTCTTCATTTTTCATACTTAATATACATTTCTCGTGAAAACAATGTCCGCAACTACCACTATAAATATCTTCTTCCATATTTTCCAAACATATAGAACAATTATGATATTGTTTATCTAATACATTTAATGTATTTCTAAAAACCTTTTTATATAATTCATTTTTTTTAAATAAAGGTAAATCGATAATCTTATTTTTAACTAAATATAGTTTAGTCCTTATTAATTCTTTCTCAAATAATTTTCTTTTACCTATCCATAATAATTCTTTTTTTATCAAATTTTTTCTTAAATTTTCCTTTCGTTTTTTATTTTCCATACAATTATCACATAAATCACCACATAAATTATTATGCCATATATCTTTATCATCCAAATTTAGATTACACGAATCGCATACAAAAGATATAGTTTTTTCTATTTTTTTATATAATAATAATTCTTTGTTATAATTAGTATAATATATGTCATAGAAATTTGTCTTATTAAAACTTGAACTCCTAAATCTATTTATATACTTTTCACCTACACCATAATTACTATTTATCATATTTTCAATATTTAACATCCACCGTATATCCTTATAATTTACTTCGTAACCCCATTTACTATCTAATGAATTATTTTCAAATTCTTCATTTATAGTAATTAAATTATATTGTTGATAATTGAAAAACTCGAAATCAACTTCTAAAATATCATAAGGATAATAAAATACAAAATCTATATCTTCAATATCTATATTATTTTTCTCTATATAGTCATTATTATCAATATTGTCTATATTATAAATATTATCTTCTGGAACGTCGAAATTTAAACATATACTAGTCATAAGAGTTAATTTTTCTCTGTTCCAATCATTCATTCTTTTGTCATATTTCTGTTTATACATTCTTATAATTATATTTTCTTTATTTGATTCAAATATATAAAAGAAAAAATGGTCTAGAAAATTGGAATTTAATATATTATGACATTTTATTTTATTTAATTTATCAAAAAGTCTTTCTCTTTGTTCTTCCGTTTTATATAATATTTTTTTTTTACTTAAATTATGAAAGAAATCCATATTTAATTAAGACCATAAACCCTTAAATTATTATTTAATTTATTCCTTTTATTACTGAGTTTATTACTGAGTTTATTACTGCGTTTATAAAATAATACAGCAATTATGTTTCAATATATCTTTTTCTATTTGTTCAACTTTAATATAATCTTTTGTTTCTTCTAATCTTTTGTCTATAATTTGTTTAGTTAAATCAAAAATATGTTCAAATAATTTTTTTATATTAATATTTTCTACTGCGGATGTTTTAAAAAATTTAGGTTCAATAGCAAAACTATCTTTTATAAATTTATTTATATCTTTATCACTTACAATACAATGAGATTTCAAATCTACCTTATTACCAACTATAATAATTTTAGGACTATCATAATTGTTTAAAACAAATTTATACCATTTAGATAAATTTTTAAAAGAATCATAATATGTTAAATCAAATGTTAATATAATAATATCACATTCCCTAACATACATAGGTATTAATGAATTATACCTTTCTTGTCCGGCAGTATCCCAGAAATTAATTCTAATATTTTTCTCTTTGTCATATTTATAAAATAATTCCCAATATATTGCTCCTAATGTGCTCTCATTAGAAGATGAAACATTACTACTATTATATTTTTTAATAATAGAAGTTTTACCTATACCACTATCCCCTAATATAACACATTTAATACTTTGATTGTATTTTATTGGTTTTTTTATATTTGGTTTTACATCAGGAATTGAAGATATATTTATTTCTTCTGCTTTATTTTTTTTAAAAGTTTCATTATAATAATCCCTTATTAAGATTTGCTTTTTTTTAAACATTACTTAACTTGTTAAAATATTTTTAAATTAAAATAAAAAATTACTAATTAATTTTTTATAATTTTCAGTTTATATAGTATATGACGCAAACTAAAAAAAATACTAAAATAAATAAATCAAAAAAAACTAAATCAAATAAAAAACATACTTTTGATAAGTTTGTAAATAAAAAATTAAAAAACGAAAATGTTATTATATTCAATGAAAATAACAAAAATGAAATAAATTATAAAGATAGAAAAACAAATACCTTTTTCAATAAATTAGTATATATTCTCAATTTTTCATTTGAAAAAGAAAGGGAATATCAAATTAAAAAAGGTTCATATTATCCAGGTTATAAACACACAATTGATACTATTAAAAATAATCTACACAACTCCAATTTTGACACTTATATTTTAACTACTAAAAAAATGGCTCCAATTTCGCTTTTATATGTAGAGAAAAACGAGAATGATTTTGATAAAATTTGGACTGTATGTACTGATAATAAATTTCGAGGTAAAGGTATGTCGAGTAAATTAATAAATTTTATGATTACAAAACAACTTAATGAAAAAAATCCTAACCGTAATACAATGTTATTAGAAGTGTATAATGACAATATTATTAGTAGAGAAGAAAATGATGTAAAACAATCTCAAATTATGGGTTTATTTGGTTCCAAAGGGTTTGTTAATACCGAACCTAAAACATTAACAGAACATTCTTTTAATAATTTATTATCGAATGATGGACAAACTAAAATAATGGTTTTCAATCCTAAGTTATGGATACAAAAAAATCCAAAAGAAAATAGAAAAATAAATTTAACTGCTAACAAATTTATTCAAAGTTTATAATCAAAGGTAAATGGTCAGAATAATAATTTCTATCTATTTTCATATTTATATTATTTCCTTCTTCGCCATAATAAAAAACATAATCCAATTTGGCCATTGGATAAATTGAAGGATAAGTTTTATTAAATCCGTCTTTATCACAAATATCTATTAAATTTTTTTTTAACATATTAATTCCTTTATAATTACTAGGAGAGTTGAAATCTCCCATAATTAATTGATTCCCTTTATTTTCTTCTAGGTGTTTTAATAATTTAGTTGATTGATATTTTTGTAAATATCCTGTTATATCTGAATTTAAGTATGTATTATTTATCCATATTTCTTTATTATTTACTTTCGTTTTAATAGAAATACATATATTTTTAGTTTTATAATAATATAACTTAAAATTTAATATTTTGCTTTCTAAAATTGGATTTTGACATAATATCAAATTACCATATGAACAATTATTATATTTATAAATAGGAACGAATATATGATTTTCTATTTTTAAATATTCTTTCATATAATCTATTAAATCTCTATTATCACTGAATTTTAAATTTAAAAATTCTTGTATCACGTATACCTCTGCTTTTTCTTTTTTTAAAAATTTCAATATTTCAATTAATCTATTATAATTATAAAAATCACAACTATAATGAACATTCCAATTTACTATTTTCCCTTTTTTAAATTCTTTTTTAGGTTGATAAAATAAATTTAAATACTTTACTTGTCCTTCTAATTTATCTATATTTCTTTTAGAACTCCTAAAATATATATATAAATATAAATATATATTGGTTATAATACATAATGTGTTACTAATTGAACCTATAAAAAAAAAATAAATGTTATTATATATTTTTATAAAGTAATTGGGAATTATCATAGTTAATATTATTTTTAATCAATAAATTTAAATACTTTATATTTACATACTTTATAAAAAATAATTTATATTTAAAAAATATATAAAATAATTTATAATGAATAGACCTTCGTGGAACGAATATTTTAAAAAAATTTGTTTAGTTACTAAGGAACGTTCTTCTTGTCATAGATTACAAGTAGGGTGTTTATTAGTTAAAGATAATAGAATAATTTCACAAGGATATAATGGTTTTTTGCCAGGTTGTCCTCATAAATCAATAGTTAGAAATAATCATGAACAATCTACAGTTCACGCCGAACAAAATGCCATATGTGATTGTGCTAAAAGAGGTGTTAATTGTAATGATTCTATTGCTTATATTACTCATTATCCTTGTATTATATGTTGTAAATTATTATTGGCTAGTGGAATCAAAGAAATAAAATATATAGATGATTATAAAAATGACGAATTAGTAGAAGAATATTGTAGACAGTTAGATATAAAAATTATAAAATTATAAAAAAAATATATAATTTAATCTAATCTAATTTAATAAAATTTCCAGATTCATCAGTATACCAAAATTTTTTAAGTATATAATTTTTATATTTTAGTGTTTTTTTAATAGTATTTATACAATGAATACAAGGTTTAGACATACGCAATGCGTCTCCTTTATTATTTGTTCTAAATACAATTAAATTAATTGTAACTGGTTTTATTGTTTTTTTTAATTTTGATACACAATCTACTTCTGCATGTATACTATCATTATGTATTATAGAAGCAGAATTAAATAAATTATATTGATTATACCCAAACGCGTAAAACCCGCGGATGCTTTAACTTATTTGAGAAGGCCAAACACCCCAATTTAGAATGACCATTATGGTTATTTGAAATTTTAGAACGCAAACTAACATAATCATCAATAATATTAAGCAAATAATTATTTTTTGTATTTTCAATAGAAGACATTTTATTATATATAAATTATTTTATTATTTCAATTTTATTTTAGTTATATTTATAAAAAATATATTTAAAAACCAAACCACGTATATTCTTATGGAAAAAATTAATAAAGTTGATATTTGTTGTGGTTTAGCGTGGGGAGACGAAGCAAAAGGAAAAATTGTATCACAACTTAGTAGAAGTGGAATTTATGATTTTGTATGTCGTTGGGCAGGTGGTAATAATGCCGGACATACCATTTATGTTAAGGGTAATAAATATAAAACACATTTAATACCCTCTGGGATATTTTTTGGTATTAAATCAGTAATAGGTCCTGATTGTGTAGTTAATATTAATTCTTTTTATCAAGAAATACATTATTTAGAAGAAAATGGATTTGATACTACTTTAATTAAAATTTCACCCAAATGCCATATTATAACACATACACATATTAAAGAAGATTTGGAAAAAAATAAATCTTTAGGGACAACTGCTAAAGGTATTGGTCCTTGTTATAGAGATAAGTATCATAGGTGTGGGGAAAGAGTTGAAGACTTTAAAAAACAATTTAATGGATATATATGGGATGAAAAATTATATGGTAATATTTTATGCGAGGGAGCACAAGGAATATGGTTAGATATTAACTATGGAAATTACCCATATGTTACAAGCAGTAATCCTTTTCCATATGGAGCATGTAGTTTGGGTTTTGCACCACAAAAAATAAATCATATATATGGAGCAGTAAAAATATATGATACCAGATCCGGCGTGGATCCCGATTTTCCAGAATCATTACAAGAAAACACTGAATTAAAAAAAATAGGTGAATTAGGGGAAGAATATGGAGTGACTACTGGGAGAAAAAGAACTATTAATTGGTTAAATGTTGATAAATTGATAAAGTCAATTAATATTTCGGGGTGTACAAATATTATTATTTCAAAGATAGATATTTTGGAGAAATTAGGTGTATATAAATATTATTATAAAAATGAATTACATGAATATAATACATTATTAACTATGATGTCTAAATTAGAGAAGATATTGGAAAATAAATGTGAATTATTATTGGATATAAAATTTAGTGATAATCCAGAAACTATTTAGAATTTTTATTAATTATATTCCTTTTGAATTTTTTATTCCTTCTAAACCTTTATATTTATTTAAACTATTATTTTTTTCTTTTTTTGTTCTTCCTGTAAAACTTTTACTTTTTTTTATCTTTACCTTTTTTACTTTTGTTAATATTATAAATACTTTTAGTTTTTCTTTTTTTTTGGATAATTATTTGACATTATAGGTTGTTGAATATTATTATTAGTTCCACTTGGAACAAAAGATGACGCTTTATGTCTCAAAGTTTTACCGGGAACAAAAGAGGGAGCGTTATGTCTCAAAGTTCCACCTTTTAAAAAAGTTAATTTTTTTTTTCATTTATAATATATAAATAAAATAAACAAATAAAATAAATAATATAGAAAAGTAAATTATATGATATTCTTTATGGAATCATTACATATAAAGATTTAAATAAAATAAGTGAATTATGTGAGGAATAAAAGAATTATTAATTGTTGATAAATGAAATTTGTATACAACTATTATTATTTCAAAGATATTTAGAAGTTGGGTATATAAATATTATTATAAAAATGAATTACGCAAATATAATACATTATTAACGGTGATGTCTAAATTAGAGAAGATAATAGAAAATAAATGTTAATTATTAGTTTGGACTTTTAAGTTATACTTTCTTTTCCTTCTACCATTTCTTTACTGGTCTAATATAAATGAGTATATTCTTCAAAGGGGGTCTCTTATAATTATTGTGGCTTCTTCTGGGAAGTAAAGCCACATGTCCGCATGGTGGGAAGGTAATGATACAGAAGTAATTCTATCACACCCAGCGAAAGCAGTAGAATCAATGAACAGTAAACTATCTGGGAGTATGATAGAAGTCAAGCCGGTACATTCGGCAAACGCTTCTTCCAAAATGTAATTAATGCGAGAATTTTCGTGAAATGTGATTGAAGTCAACCCGGTACATTCAGCAAACGCACTCTTATGAATTTGTGTAATGGTATATGGAATTACCATTGAAGATAAGTTTTCACATCTATAAAAAGCATAGTCATAAATTTCTCGAATACCTTCATATATTACAGATGATAATTGTGTACAACCTGAAAATGTTCCTTCATTAATGCTATCATTATTGTATGGGATTATTATAGACTTTAAACTGGTACATTTACTAAATGCACTTTTTCCAATTTCTTTACAAGTTTCTGGTATTTCTATAGATATTAATCCGGAGCATTTAGAAAAAGCACCTACGCCAATACTCTCAATTTTATTTGGTAATATTATATTTTTTAAACTAATACAGTTTCCAAATACATAGTCTTTAATTAATTTAGTATTACCGCGCATTATTACTTCTGATAATAAAGAACAATTAAAAAACGCACCATATCGAATGAATTCAACACTATCGGGGATTGTAACAGAAGATAACTTTTTACAATCCTTAAAGGAATAATTATTAATATCAATAACTCCTTCTGGAATTATGACTGATAATAAATTTTTACACCCTTTAAAAGCTTTCTCCCCAATACATTTTATACCATTTGGGATTAATGCTTTTATTAATCCTTTTTTACCACCTTTTTTTTTATACATATTTGTTATTATATTTTCTTTTAAAATACCATAATTCTTAATAATTAAATCCTCTTTTTTAAATGCTTCTATCCATACTTCATAATTTCCATATTCCAATTCTATTTCTTCAATTGGTTGTATTCTATTCCAACTGAAAGTATCTTTTTTAAATGTTTCAAATGTATATTCCGTATTTATAAATATATAAAATAATTGTATATATAAATGTTCCATATATTCTTCTTCAATAGTCATTTCAATAGCAAATTTTAAATATAATAATATTTCATCTATTGTTTTTAATTTATTTTTATCTTTATCGTCTGTTATAAAATATGTTATTATATCTTTTATTTTTTTATCTGAAAGTAATCTCTCTCTCATAAATATTTGTTCTTCCGGCATTAATAATCTTCTAATATAATACACAATATTATTAAATTTAATATTTTGTAATCCTTCAATAGACTCATTAATTTTATCAATATTCGTTTTCAAAAATTTTGACATAGGTTTATTAAGTTTTGGAATTTTTATTTCTTCTAAACCTTTATATTTATTTAAACTATTATTTTTTTTTTCTTTTTTTGTTCTTCCTGTAAAACTTTTACTTTTTTTTATAGTTTTTTTTTTATCTTTACCTTTTTTTCTTTTGTTAATATTAGAAGCACTTTTAGTTCTTCTTTTTTTTTTTGGATAATTATTTGACATTATCTGTTGCGGAGTAGTATTATTAGTTCCACTTGGAACAAAAGGTTGAACAGGAACAAAAGTCGGGGCGTTATGTCTCAAAGTTTTACCGGGAACAAAAGTTTGCGAGTTATGTCTCAAAGTTTTACCGGGAACAAAAGGTTGTGAGTTATGTCTCAAAGTTCCACCTTTTAAAAAAGTTAATTTATTTTTCATTTATAATATATATAAATAAAATAAATAAATGGAAAATATTTCTTTTATAACTCTTACAAATAACGGATATAAACATTATACTCTAAATTGTTTAACTTCCTTAAAAAAAATAGGATTAGATGAAAAATTAAAAGTGTATTGTCTTGGCGATAATACCTATCAAGATATTAAAATAAAACATAATAATTGTATTAAAATGGAAAATAGTAATAATTTAGATAAAATGTTTTCATACAATGATAAGGGGTGGAATTTAATCACATATAATAAGTTTAATATAATACATAAGGAATTATTAGAAAACGAATTTGTATGTTTTACAGACGGTGATATAGTATATGAAAATAATGACATTTTTAAATATTGTTTAAAACATATCAAAGGTTGTGAATTATTAATTCAAAGAGACGATTTGGGTAATGATAAACCTATTAATATTGAAAACGGAAAATTAATAGTTCATACTGTATGTAGTGGTTTTATGTTTATTAGAAGAACATAAAATACTTTAAAATTGTTTAATAGAAAAAATATTAATCCTAATTTTTCAGATGACCAAGAATAATGAATAATGTAATACAAAAATTCAACTATAAAAAATTACCATTATCAGTTTATCCGAATGGTTTATATTATAAAATTTTTCGAGCTAAAATTAAACCATATATTATTCATTTCAATGATACTGAAACTGCTAAAAATAAAAAAATAATAATGAAGAAATATGGAAAATGGTATTTTTAATTATTTTTTACTTATTTTTATTTTTTTTATTTTTTATTTTTTATTTTTTTTATTTTTTTCATTTGCTCTCTCTCCCTGAGATTTTTTTTTTTATGAGGAAAAAAGTCGTTAAAAGTCGTTAAAAGTCGTTTTTTTATAATTTTTCTTATAATATATATATATATTGAAAATAATATGGTTTATAATTCTTATTAATTTGTTTTAAAAAAAAAGTCGTTAAAAAGTCGTTAAAAAGTCGTTAAAAAGTCGTTAAAAAGTCGTTAAAAAGTCGTTAATTTAATAATTTAAAAAATAATATATTTTACATATATAAAGAAAATGGTTAATTATAATTGTAATATTTGTAATTATATAACAAAAAGGCAGTACGACTTTAATAAACACCTAAAAACAAAAAAACATTTAAATAATGAAAAGAACTACGAAGAAGAGAATAAAAAAAAAACTACTCAAAACCTCAAAATACCTCATTTTTCCCTCA